CAAGAAGCAGAGGAATATGGTTTAAAAGTTGCTAAAAGTCTTCAAGATAAATTAGCAAAATTAGTTGTTAAAGCTACAACTAAAAAATCTAGCGCTAATGGATTTTTACCAAACTTTGCAGATCCAATCAAAGATGCTGTTGGAAGAGAAATGAGCGCTGGAGTTCCAGCTTCTCAAATTTACATCGACCAGAATTCATCATTAAAGAGCGCTATGAATCCTAATGGACTCATGGTGGCTAATCGTATAGATGAACCTATGGGAGGCTCACAGGGCATTGCTAGAGCGCGTAAAGAGGGATCTAATCCAATGACGTATGGAGCAGCTAGAGGTTTTGTGCCAAACTATGCTAATATTGGATCATTTCAAACTCAAGGAAACTCAATTACTAGTAATCAGGCATCAATAAATCAACCAGCAGTAAATACTGCTGCTGCTGCTGCTGCTGCATCTAGTGTTGTTATTAGTGCTGCTTCCCAAGCAGCAGCAAAACTTTCCCTACCAAAATCTACTGCAAGATCAATTACACAATATCCAAAAGTAAACGCTGATACTTTTAGCGATAAAAATTCTCAAGTGAGTGGTGAAAAAATGCTTGGAACTATTTTTGCAATTCAAGGTGCATTATCAGTTTTACAAGGAGTTGTTGGTGAAGTTTCTGGAGAAATGGGTGTAGCATTAAGGGTTATAACTAGTGGTTTAAGCTCTTTAACTACGGGGGCATTTGCTCTTCAAGGATTGCAAGGTATGGGCGGATTAATAGGTGGAGCTACAAAAGCTCTTGGCCCATATGCTTTAGCTTTAGGAGCAGCAACAGCAGCTACTAATGCTTTTGTAGACTACATGAATGAAACTAGTGGAGCAAATACAGTTGCTGCTAAAAGTGTAGAAAGAGTTGATAGAGCAGCTTCGCAATCTTCTGGAAAATTAGAAGATTATGCAAAAACAGCGCAAGATGACATAAGAAAAAGAGCTTCAATACAGGTTGAAGCTATGATGGGGGAAAATAAAACAGATGGTGGTTATAAAATCTTTGGAGATACTCCACAATTAAAAGCTGTAAAAGAAATATATGCAAAGGGTTTAGGCGCTGGAGCTTTTGGTCCTGATTTGGCTGATATATTAAAAAAGTCAGCTGAAAATGGTCTTACAGATAGTGAAGTTGATGATTTTTCAATATCGGTAGCAACTTTTATTGAAGCAATAAATAAAGTTCCAGATGAAATATTTAATAGTATAGATAAATCTTCTGAAATTTATAAAGCATTATCTGAAAATCCAACCACTATTGAAAATAATTTAAAAAATTCAAATGGGCTTTTATATGAGCCTTTATATGAATTGAGAAAAAAATTCCAAGACGCTGGAATGCGAAATGACGACGCAATTAATAAAAATATTATGAATTTTGCGTCTAAAGTTAAAACTGAAACAAATGCTAAAGATTCAGAAAACCAGATGGCTATTTCTAGAGTTCCAGCTGAAGTATATAAACAAGAATTAAATTCAATTATAAAAATTGCTAAAGCTAAAGCTGAAGCAAAAAGAGTTGAAGAAGACCTTGATACTCAAGCATTACAAAAGGGTAAGGAGTTAGGTGCATTATCTGAGTCTCAGATTAATATACTACAGTATAAGATAGCTTTAAAATCTGAAGATTTAAAACTAGAGGATTTACATCGTGATGCTTTAAGTGCTATAGTTGATACCATGGATGCTCAACAGATATCTGATGAAAAAAGAATTACTTTAAAAACACTAATTAATCAATTAGCAGATAAAGATAGAATAACAGCAGAAGATATTAAAAATATTACTGAAGAATCTTTAAAAGCTCAAGGAACTATTCCAGAAATTGTGGCTAAAACAGCAGAGGAAAAGAAAAAAGCATTAGAGCTAGACACAAAGGTAAGTAAGATTGCTAAAGCTATTCTAGAAGCAGAAAATGGTAGAACTGTTGCAACTTTAAAAACTAAACAAGCGATTAATGAAATTATACAGTCAACAAGTCATTTATTGACAATGAAAAATTTTCAGATTGATTTAACAGCAACAATCAAAACTAATGAAATTGAAAAAGAAATAAGAAGACTGGAACTTAATCAGCCGCAAAATACAGTAGCTGCTCGCGCACAAGCTGCTCAAATTGCACAAAAAAAATATGAATTATTGCAAACTCAATCTCCACTTGAGGCTCAAAAAAAATTCAATAATGCTAAAACTGGATTAATAAATCAAGCTAACAGTTTAAGTCTTAACGACACTGATTTTGCAAATTTACAAAAATCAATTGAATCATCAAAAAATATATCTGAACTTCAAAATAAAGCTAAGATTCCAACAGGAGTAGTTTTTAATAGAGACAAATATCCTGAATATGCAAGTGCTATAGATACTACAATAGCTGAATTGAAACAATTTGATGCAAATACAGCTGGAAGTATTGCTGCCGCCTCAGATGAGCTTGCAAAATCTAAATTACCGCTAGTAGTTAAAAAATTCTCAGACTATGTTATTGATTTAAATGATGGTTTAGATGCAGCTATAGAACAAGCTAAATTTGAATTTTTATCAACTACTAGTGGCTCTGGATTATTAGATAAAGCATCAAAAGACAAATTTAATGCTGAAATGAAATCTGCTGGCACTAGTTCATCTGGAATTTCTCAAGCTTATGCTAATGAAGCAGCGAGATCTGATCAAAGAAGATTAGCATTAGCAGGATCTGCGGGAGATAAAACATCAATAGAATACGATATTGAAATAAATAAAAAAATTCTTGCTATTAAACAAGAGAGCGTTGATACTCAAACACTATCAGAGGATCAAGAAGCTAGAATTCTTGAGCTTGAAAAACAACGCTTAGAAGTTAATAAATCTTTGAGTCAAAAACTCAAAGAAGCTTTTGCCACTTCGCCACAAGATCAAATCAATAAATTAAACAACACTCTTGTTGAGGGCGCTGTCAAATTCAGAGACACAATGATTGATGGCATTGTTCAAGCTATAGAAACTGGCAAAGGACTAAAAGATGTTTTAACTTCTGCTGTGTTAGATTTCTCCAGAGAACTCATGAGAACTTCGTTGAGAAATCTTACTGGTTCATTATTTGGCGGAATTGGTGGAATGTTTGGACAGGGCAATCAAATTTCCACAGGAGCTTCTGGAGGAGCCGTTTCTGGAGGAAGCGGAAGCAAGGATGACGTTCCAGCAATGCTCATGGGCGGAGAGTACATCATTAATAAAAAATCAGTTAATAAATATGGACCAAAATTCTTAGAAGCTATCAATTCTGGAAATTTAAATGGATATGCTAAAGGCGGAAAAGTAAAAGACTATTTTACTCCTGGAACTTATGGCGTGAAACAAATGACTACTGATGATGATTTATTAGCTTTTGCAACTCAAGAATCTACTAGCGGAAAAAAAGATAAAATTCGTTCTGGAGATGGATTTGCATCAGTTTCTTTAGAACCAGAGAGTGTTCGATTAACTAATTTTGGCAGAAGAAATAGTCCACAAGCTCAAAGAGCCAAAGATGTTAGAAAACAAATCTTTGGAATCTACATTGATGAAATGAAAAAAGCTGCTGAATTAAAAAGACAAGAAGAAGAAGAGAAAAAAGCTAGAAAAAAAGCTATTAAAAATGCTTTGATTATGGCAGGAATTTCTATAGCTGGATCAGCATTAATAGGAGCAGCAACTAGTGGGTTTAGCAATGCTTACTCAACATCTAAACTTGCTGGAGGCACTTTTGGAAAAAATGTAGGATCTGGAGTGGGAGGAATGTTTACAGGAGGAGGAGTTTCTGGTTTGCAAGGAAATAACTATGGAGGACTATTTAACATGTTCTCTAAATCTGGATATGTTACTAAAGCTAGCCAAATGGCTGGAAGTATCACTAGCAAAGGTTTTATAGGGCCAGTTCAAAATTCTAGCAATGTTAATATTGGTAATAATATAGCCCAACCGAGCTTTCCTTTAGGAGGCTCATCTGAAACTTATGCAGGAGGGTTATTTCCGATGGGATTGACTCCTGAACTTGGAGCATCTGGACCTGGAATGAGTTATGGTACAGCAATAGATTTAACTAATCCTAATAGTGAAGATCCATATAATCCATTTCGTATAACAACAAGAGCAGTTGGGGGATCCATTTCTGAAACAGCAGGAATAGATACAATTCCAACAATGCTTTCTGGTGGAGAATTCGTTATGAATCGTGCTGCTGCTCAAAATATTGGACCTGGAAACTTGCAAGCTATGAATGCTGGAGCTTCTAAACCAATGAGCGAAGAAGCTTCAAAAGATTTAAATAACAAATTAATTTCTAAATTTGATGAACTCATTGGAACGACTGAAAAATCCACAGGTTCAATCACTATTAATGTGGATGGATCCTCTGGAAAAAGTTCAGAAAACTCCTCTGGTCAAACTCAAGGAGCAAATCAACAACTTTCGCGCCAAATCAGAGATGCTGTTTTAAAAGTTATTCAAGAGGAAAAACGTCTTGGCGGTCAATTAAGAAGAGGAATGTAACATGTTTAATTCTACTAGCAACTACGAAAATAGATTTTCTATTAATGATCGAGAAATTTTGGGCATTGATAGTCTTGATTTGTCGTATAGTAATCCATCTAATAATTCTAAAATTCTTGGAAGAGAATCTTCATTCACCACAATTAATGGCCCAACATCTGCTCAATTATCAATTAGTAGAAGTTTAATTTATATTGATCCAATTTTACAGTATACGGGATCTCCAGCAATTAATGGAAAAATTCATTTTACTAATAATAATCAAGCTTATGGTTTTTCTTCAGGATATTTAACAGAGTACATGGTTAATTGCGCGGTTGGATCTATACCAAAAGTATCTAGTAATTTTATTATTTTTGATGAACTCACAAGTCAAGCAGTGCCATCATATACTTTTGAACCTCCTGCAATTTCTATTCCAAATCAAGGAAGCATATCTTTATCTTGCGACAATTCAACAACTAATAGAGTAGTTGGTTTTGATTACTCTATAAAAATAACTAGAAAGCCAATTTATACTATAGGAAGTAAATATCCATTTGAAGTAGTTACTTTTAAAAATATTGAATACTCAGCATCTGTGCAAATTGATGTTGACGATGCTTTTTTGCAAAATTCTTTTAATTTTTTATCTGCTCGCGAAAATAAAACAGTTTCTTTCTCTATTAAAGATAAAACATTAACTAATACTATTCAAACATTAACTATACCAAAAGCATCATTAGTTGGCGAAAGTTTGTCTAGCAGTGCTGATGGTGGTGTAAAATTAACATTAAACTATATTGGTCATTCATGAGTGCTTTTTATAATAGAGATTCTAATATTAGTGGAGTCACTGCAATTACTAGTTTAGTTTTTAATCCAAGCTACGGATCTAGAATTAATTTTAAAAGCACATACTATTCATATGAAACTCACAATGGATATTATAATTTAATTCCTTTGTCTATTAATAGTTTAAATGCTGAATATCAATTAAAATATCAATTGAATGAAACTAATTCCAAACAACTAATCAACTATGTTGAAAGCAAAAATGGCACAGATTTGCTTCCATTTTCAGATCCATCTAGTTTTTATAAAACAATTTCTGGAGTAATTGATAACTATTCTATAAATCATATAAATAAAAATCATTATGAGGTTAATTTAGCTTTTCAAGTTAATGAAGCTCCAAATTTACTGAACTGGTCTGGAATGACATTTGTAAACTCTCCTCTAACAACTTGGCAGTCGGGGAAATATTATGAAAAATATGATATAGTTTATTCTGGCGTCTCTTCAAATAAATTAGATAATTATTACTATTGTTCTGGAAATCATACAGGAACAAACCGTAGTCTTGATGGACCAACTGGAAGCGCAACAAAATGGACAAAATATTTCTTTTTTGAACCAGATGTTGGACTTCAAAATGAAGTAGCATTAAAGGTAGATAAAATTGAATTTAAAAATTCATTTGTTCAGCGAATGAAAACTAGAACAAACATAGCAACAACAGATTTTTCTTATAAGTTTGAGAAAGCTTCTACTAAAAAAGCTAAAGCTATTCTTCATTTTTTAGAAAATAAAGGCGGATATCGCAGATTCTACAGTGATCCTCCATCAGTGTATAATAAATTGAAAGTATTCTATTCGCCGTCTTGGAGTCACACTTGGAATTATGCTGATTCTCACGATTTAGAAGTTTCATTAATTGAAGATCCATTAGGAATAGTACCAACAGGCTCATGAATAAAACAATTTTAAAAAGCAATTCAGCATTTGTAGCTATTGGTCAGTCTCCAGCGTGGAAGACTGGTAATGATTCTGGACGATTATTTTCATTGGTTCAGAATTGCAATTTTTCAGTTAGCAATGAGAGGCAAAAATTAAAACAGATTGGAAGACAAAACTACTCTGTCAATGATCTAGTAAGAGCGCCAAATATAGAACTATCTTTTGATTATTATTTATCGCCCTATATTAGCAATGAGCTAGCAATGAATTTTCAGACAAAAACTGCTTCTAATTTAGGAGCATTTACTAATATAAAAAATACTAATAATAATTTTTATATTGTTGTTGATCCAGAAGATCTTAGAGATGCATTTGAAAAGCCTAAAAATCCAATCATCACAAACACTAGTTATAGTGGATTTAATGTTTTATCTTTTGGAAATTGTTATTTAAATAAATATAGCGTATCTTTTAATTTGAATGAAATACCAAAAGTTTCAGTTGGATTTGAAGCTTCTAATATGAAATTTGATGTTTTAACTGGAAACTCAATCACTATTCCAGCTATTAATAGCATTAGTGGAAATTCAATTAATGCTGGTTCATTGAATTTATCTGGATTTTATTCTTCTCTAACTGGAAGTTATATTACTGGACAGGATAATGGTAAAACAGAATATGATCCTCCAGTTACAATTCCATCTTATTGCACATTCTCTCTGCAAAATTTACAAGTTGGAGGAGTCGCTTTATCGGCTGCATCAAAACCTATATTACAAAATTTATCTTTAAATTTTGATCTTCCAAGAACTCCACTTTATGGACTAGGAAGCAATTACGTTTATAATAGAAAACTAGAGTATCCAATTAATGGATCAGTAAATTTATCCGCACAAGTTTCTGGATTCTCTAGCGGATTTTTAAGTGGAATGCTATACAATGAAAGTGGTTATAATTTTGATATATCATTTTCAGACTCATCAAAATTAGCTACTGGATTTTATAGCATAACAAATGCTAAACTTGATAATTTTAATTATTCAATGACTGTGAATGATGTTTTAAATTTTACAGCATCATTTTCAGTAGAAACAAATGATTCAGCTGGATTTTACATTGATAGAAAAACCACAAAGTTTCCATCTATTTGGAGTGCTATATCTAATATATGGTCAAGTATAAATATTAATTGGCAATCTTTAGAATAAACGTGTAAAAATTATTATGAACTTAGGTCCAACACAAGTCAGTGCAACATATCCATTTGTTTTAAATCAAAGTGGCGCTAATGCAATCACTCTTGGTGGTAATAATCCAGTTGATTGGGAATCGGGAGGAGTTGTTGCTAAAACTGGAAATCAAACTATTAGCGGACTTAAAACATTTGATTCAGCATTATCTTTAAACACTCAAGCCTCCACTACTAGTCATGCAGTTCGCGCAGATAGAAACCTAAGTGCTGGTAGCGGATTAGTTGGAGGAGGACAATTAACTGGGGATCTTACATTTAATATTGGAACGGGTTACGGAATAACAGTTTCAGCAGATCAAATTAACATCAACACATCAAATGTTGTGGTCACAACTGGAAATCAAACTATTGCTGGAATAAAAACTTTCACTGATCAAATAGTTAATACTGCAAATGGGAATAGCTCTAGTAATCCAGCATCATATATTTCATGTGGAGCTAGTAATACAATTGCATCATCATCAGATTATTGTTATATTGGAGGGGGTACTAGTAATAATATTCAGAATACTATTACTAGTTCTTTAATTGCAGGAGGAGATTCTAATACTATTAATGCAAATTATTCGATAATTGCAGGAGGCGCAGCAAATACTATTAATGCAGATTATTCATTTATCGGAGGAGGAGCTAATAATATTGCTAGTAGTATTGGCTCTAGTATTAGTGCTGGAAATCTAAATACTACAGCAGGACTTTATTCAACAATTGGCGGTGGAGAAAATAATACTGCATCTGGAAATCACTCAACAATCGCTGGCGGAACAGGAAATTCAACAACTAATTCTTATTCTTTTATTGGAGGAGGAACATCTAATACTACTTATGGAGCTAATGCTTCTGTTGGTGGAGGGCAGAATAATAAATCAAATGGGGCGTATTCTTTTATTGGTGGCGGGCAAAATAATATTGCTACTGGCGCTAATGCTTTTGTAGGTGCTGGAAATGGTAATATTGCTAATGGAGACTATTCATCTGCTGTTGGAGGATATCAAAATTCTACTAGTGGTCAGTACGCTTTCATTGGGGCTGGATATCAAAATGCTACCATAGGAGTTGGAGCTTCAGTTTTAGGAGGCTATAAAAATACAGCTAGTGGAAATTACGCCTCAGTAGGTGGTGGATGGACTAATTATGCAAAAGGATTATATTCTAGCGTAAATGGAGGATATCAAAATTATGCTAGTGGAAATTACGCATCAGTATCAGCTGGATATAATAATAAAGCTAGTGGAAATTATTCATTTATTGGATGTGGACAAAATAATATTAGTATTGGAAATAATTCATTTATTGGGGCTGGAAATGGAAATACATCGTCTGGACTTTATTCAACAGTATTAAATGGTGAAACAAACCAATCTATAGGAGATTATTCTATCATAGCAAATGGATTTGAAAGTAAATCAAATGGAATTTACTCTTCAATATTTAATGGTTTTCAAAATTATGCATTTGGGGATTATTCATTAATTGGTGGAGGCGCAAATAATACGGCTAGTGGATCATATTCTAATATTATTGGCGGAACAATTAATACAGTTTCTTCTAATTATTCTATAGTTGGAGGTGGAACTCAAAATACTATTATTAAAAATAGCGATTATTCATCAATTTTTGGCGGTATAAATAATAGTGCGTCTGGAAGATATTCGAGTATATTAGGTGGATCTGGTAACATGATTAGTGGAACTAATTCATCAATTGGAGCAGGAAATTCTAATAAAATAACTGGAAATTATTCTACAATTGGTGGTGGAAATTCTAATAAAATAACTGGAAATTATTCTATAATTGGTGGTGGAGGTCTTAATGAAATTAAAAAAGATTATTCATCTATTATAGGAGGAACATTTAATAAAATTTCTGGAGAAAGCTCAACAATAGCTGGTGGTGCCGCTAATGAAGCTACATCTACTTATTCTTTTATTGGTGCTGGATATGGAAATATAGTTAGTGGAGATTATTCTACAATTTTAGGTGGCGATAGCAATACTATTAAATATGGAAATTATAGCATTATAGGAGCAGGATCGATGAATAGTTCTAGTGGAGTTTACTCTTCAATATTAGGAGGATATGCTAATCAAATTAGTGGTGGCGAATATTCATTCATTGGTGGCGGATCTGGAAATAGTATTAGTGGAAATTACTCATGTATTTTAGGGGGAACAAATCACTTTAATAGTGGAGAGTACTCAAGTATTTTAGGAGGAAGAAGCGCTCAAATTCCAAAATCTCATACTGGATCTACAGTCATAGCTGATGGTCAAGATAGAACTCACTCTTCCAGAGCACCATATGCTTGCACATTAGATTTTGCTAGTGGAACTTACTTCTCTCTTCCAAAATTTGCTGGACTTTCCACTCAAACTGGAAAATTTGGAGAAATGGCAGTTAGTGGATCTGGTCTTTATATTTGCACTGGAACTGCTGGAAGTGGGTGGGGAAGAATTTTCTTATCTACTTTTTAATACTTAACATCAACTCCTTTGCTCTCAAATGTTTTCATTTGTTCAAAGTGTTTAGCTCCTTTTCTCTTTTTTGAATAGTCCTTAAAGTACTTCTCTTTTACAGGATCAACTCCTCCCGCTTGATCTGCGCGTCTCTGGCTCATCTCTGAACTATAGTCAAGCATATCCCCATAGGAACCCTTCTTAGAGCCTGTACGGTCCACAAATTGAGTAGAGCTAAATGGATCAATGTGAGTATCAATAGATGCATTAGGAATAGTAAAAACACGCTGCCAAGACTCATTAAATTCATCTGTTTCTCCAAAATATTCGTGAGTTTCATTCATACCTTGAAGAATTTCGCGATATTCATTTGTTGATTCATTGTGGTAAATATAGATTGGCAATTAAACCTCCTTTATTTTATTGTACTTTCTTAATAGAAAAATTCCAGAATTATCATATAGATAATTTCTTAAATTAATTATAGTCTTTTTTGAACAACACCTTATTCTAGAAGCTTTTGAACAAGGTGAATCCCAATGAAATATAAAACCTTTTTTTCAAAATGAAGTTTTAATCCTTCACAGAATAACTTAGAACTCATTATTCCAAATTGAAAAATATTATTTTTAACATAAATATGGCCATCCCCCATCAAAATATCCACGAATAAAGTGTCAGCAAAAGATTTAATAATTATATAATAAAAAAACAGGTAGTTTTCACTACCTGTTTTTTATTTATTCTATTTTTATCTTTTTAAGATACTGGAATTCTAATCCTATCAGCAACTTGAGCTTTTAGTTTAGGAAGTTTAATTTTCAAGACTCCCTTATCTAGAGAAGATGAAATCTTTTCAATATCAACTGTTTTATAAAGCTTAATCTGATATTTATAAGGATAAGAAGCATTAGAGCTTACTACATCAAGAAGATTATTAGAAGCAGTGATGCTAATTTCTGTTTTTTCAGAGCCAGGAACAATCATAATAGCTTCATAATAATCTTCAAGAGTGTTAATCTTAAAATCCCCATTAAAACAGCAGCTTCCATCTGTATATAAAAGACTATTTAAATAGTTTGTAGTTTTATTTTCTGTCATATAATATATTAATATAATTTAAATTAGAAATCAAGAGAAAACTTTGTCTAAAATAATTTCTGTTGTATTTTTATAAGAGAGTTTTTTGCCAAGTTCAATTCCAGCAATATTAGAAACTCGATATTTTTTAATTGCAGAGTCCATAGCTTGCATAACAGATTCTTCACTCCAAGAGTAAAACTCCCCTTGATTAAATTCCTGCCCCTGCAAAAAGAAAACTCCATCATGTGCTGGAATTCTACCATCTGATTCAACTAAAATAGAATTTTCAGATGTTGCCCAATCTTTATGAGATGTTTCATTCAAAACAATTGACCATTTACCCAAGCAAGTAGCATTAAATGCTGGTAAATTCCAACCTTCAGCGCCACTTAAGCCTGTCAAATCAATGTCAATAGCATTTAAAAACTCATTAACTTCATGATTTGTTTGCAAGTAAGGAAGAAAATTAATATTAGTGTATCTTTTCCCCTCTAACAAATTGCCAATAATAGCTTGCATTTGTTCTGGTTTAAAAAATGGATTAGTAACACAGCAAGATAGCTGATAGTCATTATTGTTTCCATATTTCTTCAGCCAAGTTTTAATGATTTTTTGAGTATGCTTTCGATGCTCAAATTTACCCATCAAGCCAAAATGAACTACATCTAAATACTTTTTATTTGTGATGTGAAGATCAGGATCGAAACCCATAGGCACAAAACTAGTATTTTCACATCCAAGATCAATGAATTTATTTTGAGCATAAGTAGAACTAAAAAAGATTTTATCTTGAGCTTGCGCAATAGATACTTCAGTTTTTGTTGGCTCGCTGCACTCGTAGAATGTTAAAAGATTTTGATTAGGATTCTTACGATCATCAGAGCTATTTAAATGCCACAGCTTAAATGCTGGAACATCTTTTTTTAAGGCATCAAATCTTTGATTGATAGACTTTTGAAGAAATTCTTTAAATTCATTCGATAAGTTGAAAGCTGACAAATCAACATTCCCAAAAGGAAACAAACCGATGTCAATATTTTTATTAAAAAATTCTTTAAGAATGTTGATGCTAACATTTCCAAAACTTAAGGTGTTAAGAGCAGCTTGTACTAAGAGTTTCATTAGAATGGAATGTCTTCAGATTCGAATTGGTTTGATTCTTGCGGTTTAGAGTTTGACTTCTTAACCGTTTGAGTTGCAGATTCATCACTATTAGCCCCAGTATCTGGTTTTGGTGCTGAATTCATAAATTTAACTTTTTCAGCGCGAATATATGGTTTAGTTTGAGTAGTTCCATCTTTTCCAGTCCAAGATGACATGCAAAGCTCGCCTTCAATCATAATCTCTTTTCCTTTCTTTAAGAATTGAGTGCAAATTTCAGCGAGTTTATCCCAACACTCACAATCAATAAAGCATTTATTTTTTGATTGAGAGTCTGAAATACAAACTCTAAATGTGCAAACTTGCTTGCCAGTAGAGATTGTGCGAGATTCTGGATCTTTTACTAGATGACCGATTCCGATGATTTTATTGTACATAATTTAGTTCTTTTTTAGCTTTGATAATGAATTTATTGTGAATATCTATGCATCCCTGAATGCTCATTCCAAGTTCTTTAGCAATCAATTTCCAAGGAATGACCTTATTATACATGGAGTTATATCTCATGTCAATAATTTTTCTTACTCTTGAATCAGGATATTTTTTCGAATAATCAAGAATGCTTTGAATGAGTTCTTGCTTGTGAATAGACTTTGTAAAGTCTTCGCAAAAAGGTTCTGAAATAATTTTATCAAGAGGCTCTTCCATCATCTTTTTATTTTTATTATAAAGATTCAAGCATTTCCATCTTGTTTCATTTGCCAGGTGAGTAGAGAATTTAGTGTTTCTATCTGGCTCATATTTTAAAGCTGCACAATAGATTGTAAAGTCTTTTTCTAGCAAAACATCGTGTTTATTAACAATGCCAGAATAGTCTGGAATAACACGATTAACCATTTCTAAATAAATTCCAGAATGTCGATTGATGAGTTCTTTTAGACTTTCATCATCGCGATTTTCTTTAATTTTATTGATGAGAGATAAATCAGAGTCCACGGTTAATCCAATCTTTAGGAACAATCCCTGTTAAAATTGAGTGAGCAATAGCTTGAATCCATCTTTCATCATTCATGGTATGCCATGTAAAAGCTGAATCAGCATTTTGCTGCAATAAAGAATTGTTTTTTTCTTCTTCTTCATTTGCATTAGGAACTAAAGTTCCATCTGGAAGAGTTCGATTAACAAACACAATCTTTCCACCTTGCTGTTTGATCCAATTAAATTCATTCTCAAATCGAACATCGCTAATGATTACTATTTTGTTAGAATGCATTCTTTTTTCAAGAGCCTCAATCCAAACGTTATCATTTAGTTTGCGCCTTACATGAGTTCCCCATGTTACCAAAAGTGGCCGAATAATATCTTTTTCTTCTGTAACTTCTGTAAAAATGTCAATGCCTAAAGTTTTCTTAACAAAACTTTTACATTCATATTTTAATTCTTTAGCAAAAGATAGTTTTTGAGTTTTAACTTTATACTCTTTAAAAATTTCGATGAAGCTGTCGGCTAGGGTATCTTTACCACTTCTAGCTGGTCCACAAATTCCAATAATTCTATCGTTCATACTCCTGTGCTGCCAAAGCATCCCTCCCCTCTTAATGTTTCACTAAACGAATCGCATTGTTCAAGCTGCATAAAGTTTGATTTTTGAAAAACTAATTGTGCAATTTTATCTCCCTTTTTATAAATAGAATCTGGATTAATAAAAACAGCATGACTAGCACTAAATCTTCCAAGATTATTAATATCTTCTGGAGATGCAAGATACTTGAATCTTACTTTGATAGTTCCTCTGTAGCTAGAATCAATAACTCCAACACTATTGCATAAAATTAAATTCTTGGTAGAGATTGAAGATCTTGGGAAAAGTAGAGTGTGAAACTCAGAACTAGGATCAATGATTAAACCAGAATCATATTCAATATAATCAATGTGAGTATATCCACTCGATTCATTGCATTTTCCAACAATATTTGGTTCTGAGTTTGCAAAAATATCATAGCCAACATCTCCATTTGATGGAGAACTAATCAAAGAAATGTTATTAACTTTAAGTTTATTCATTTATAAATTTAATTAAATCTGATGAGAATTCATGAAGACCAATATCTGCTAAAATTTTTGGCGCATAAATCATATGTAAATTCTCTAAATCTTTAGTAATTGGAATCACTACAATCATAGCTCCAATTGGAAAGTTTACAACTTTTGCAGAATCAACTATTTTTTGCACAGCTAACGACGCAGCTTCTTCAGCAGATTTTGCTGATACTGATACCTCCCAGTTAGCACTTGAGCATAAATATTCTTGCTGTTTATCATTCATTAAGGCAATTAAGCATAGAATTATGATCTGTCAAATAAAATTTATACATAAAGTAAAATGTTTTACTACGTAGTTGGATAGCGTTTCGTTTTCAATTCAAACTCGCTCCGCTCGTTAATACTTCGCTACGCTCAGTATTATATACAGATATTTTGTACTGTCAAGTGCAAATGCACTGAGATAAAGATTTTTTTCAAAAATCTTTAATTAATTTGCGAAGCAAATTAATTATTCAGAGCATCTGCATATTCAACTGGCATTGCTATGGCGAAAAGGAGTTGAATAAGGTTGCATTGTTTTTTTAGTTGTCAAGGGCAAAATTTAAAGAAAAATTCCATTTGCTATTCTTGATTTCTAGACTATGGTGTAAGATATTAGCCATGAGTATTTTTGACGAACAAGTATCTAGAAAACCCAACCTTTATCCCTGGACAGAGCAATTTATTGATGCTATGCATAACAATGCGTGGTCTCATAAAAGGTGGAATTTTAAATCGGACGTTCAAGATTTTAAAGTCTCATTGAGCGAGAGAGATAGGGAAATCATCATTCGCACATTGTCTGCGATTGGGCAAATTGAAGTTGCCGTTAAAACATTTTGGGCAAAATTAGGAGATAATCTTCCTCATCCAGCCATTCAAGATCTTGGTTTTGTAATGGCAAATACAGAAGTTGTTCATAATAATGCTTATGAAGCACTACTAACAATACTTGATTTAAATGATGTGTTTGAGGAGAATCTCAAACTTGATTGGATTCAAGGAAGAGTGAAGTATTTGAAAAAGTATACTCATCGCTATTATAAAGATTCTAAAAAACAATTTCTTTATAGCATCATTTTGTTCACTCTCTTTGTCGAAAATGCTTCGTTATTCAGTCAGTTTTATGTTATTAACTGGTTTGGTAAAAATAACTTACTAAAAGATACTAATCAGCAAGTTAGATATACTAAAAATGAAGAGATGATTCATGGTCTTATTGGAATTCAAATCATCAATGATATTAGAAAAGAGTTCCCAGAATTATTTGATGCTGAACTAGAAGGGAGAATTTTGCACGAAGCTCAAGAAGCTTTAGTTGCAGAGTCTAAAATTATTGATTGGATTGTTAATGGAGCCGAAGAAGACTTATTATCTGCCTCAATTCTTAAAGAATTTGTGAAAAATAGAATCAATGAATCTTTCGGTTTGATTGGATTCAAGAAGGCTTTTTCAATTGATGACGAACTTCTTGCAAAAACAAAATGGTTTGATGAGAGTTTATACGGAAATACAGCGTCTGATTTCTTTTACAGTACTCCAGTAGAGTATTCTAAAGATAATAAGAGTTTTGATGAAAATGATTTATTCTAAAAAACTGGAGATTTATTAATAAGACATTATAACTAACATAGAAAAGTATGTTCATGGACAGTAAAAGTAAAATCCTGATTGCGGGAGCTAAGGGAATGGTTGGATCTGCAATCATAAGAAAATTAAAAGAAAAAGGATATAATAATATCGTTGCTGGAACTCGCGATTTGGTTGATTTCACAAATTCCAAAGAAACTAAATATTTCTTTAGTAGAGTAAAACCTGATTACGTGTTTGTTGCCGCTGCCAAGGTTGGTGGTATTATTGCAAACAATAATTACAAAGCAGATTTTCTTTATGAAAATTTGATGATTCAGAATAATATTATTCATAATGCCTATAATTTTGGAGTTAAAAAACTTCTGTTTCTTGGTTCTTCCTGCATCTATCCAAGACTTGCCACTCAACCAATCACAGAAGATCAGTTGATGACTGGCGCTCTGGAGCCTACGAATGATGCCTATGCAATTGCAAAGATTGCTGGAATTAAACTATGTGAAGCATATCGTCAGCAGTATGGATTTAATGCTATTTCTTTGATGCCAACAAATCTTTACGGTCCTAATGATAATTTTGATTTAGAAACATCACATGTTCTTCCTGCAATGATTTCAAAGTTTCACAATGCCCTTAACTATAGCAAACACTGTGAAGTGAAGCTTTGGGGAGATGGTTCTACAATGCGTGAGTTTTTACACGTTGATGATTTGGCAGATGCATGTTATATTTGTATGCAGAACTACGATGAAATGGGACATATTAATATTGGAACTGGTGAGGACATAATGATTAAACAACTGGCAGGGATAATTGCCAATATCGTTGGTTATGATCGTGATATTAACTGGGATACAACAAAACCAAATGGAACTCCAAGAAAAGTTTTAAATATAGATAAAATTAAATCCTTTGGTTGGCAGCCTAAAATTAATCTCTGTGAAGGTATTGAAAAAACTTATGAATGGTATAAGAAAAATATTATCGTTTAATCATCTAGGTAAAGCGATTTATTCTAAAAAAATATAGATTTAATAAATAATATAATATAATTAACATGGAAAAAAATATTTACTGGCTCAATGCAGATTCTCGCAAATTTTTAAGCAGCGGTTATTTGATGGACGGCGAAACTGCTGAGCAGAGAATATCTGATGTTGCACAAACAGCAGAAAGTCTTTTATCTGTAAGCGAGGATTGTATTACTAAAGTTAATGATTACCTCAAATGCAAAAGTTTTGCTGAGAAGTTCGCAGACTATCTTGAGCGTGGATTTTATTCATTATCATCTCCTAATTGGTCAAACTTTGGCAGAAAAAGAGGTCTTCCAATTTCTTGTTTTGGAACTTATCTAGAAGATTCTATCGAGTCTATTACTGGTCATAAACTTGCTGAAATCAGCATGATGACAAAATCTGGGGGAGGCACTAGCGCATTTTTTGGCAATGTTCGTCCTAGAGGATCTAAAATTTCATCTGGTGGAGAATCAACAGGTTCAGTTCATTTTATGGAACTCTACGATAAGATGATGACTGTTGTCTCTCAGGGAAATACGAGAAGAGGAGCTTGTGCAATATATCTTCCAATTGATCATGGTGATATCGAAGAATTTTTAAAAATTAAATCAGAAGGAAATGATATTCAAGAACTCTCAATTGGAGTCTGCGTCACTAATAAGTGGATGCAGGACATGATTGATGGCAATAAAGAAAATAGAAGAATCTGGGGTCTTGTGATTCAAAAGAGATTTGAAAGCGGATATCCATACATCTTTTTCTCTGATAACGCTAATGATCAAGCCCCTCAAGTTTATAAAGATAAAAATTTAAAAATCAGTCATTCAAATCTTTGCGTCACTGGAGATCAAAGGGTTATTTCTAATTTTGGAATTTTAACGGCAAAAGAACTCTATGAAAATGGAGATGAGTTAATTCTTTTTGATAATGAAAAAGAAGTAAAAGCATCAAAAATGAAATTAGTTGAGAAAGATGCTGATGTTTTTGAAATTAAACTTGAGAATGGAATGTCGCATAAAATTACATCCTATCATAAAGTTTCTACAAAAGATGGGGATATAGCATGTCACGATTTAAAAATTGGAGATTCTGTTGCGGTTCAAACAAATAAGGGAATTTTTGGAAATAATGATATGACCAAAGAAGCATTTCTTCTTGGTTTATATCAAGCTGATGGAACTCAACATAAAGATTATATTATGATTGATATTTGGAGAAATGATTTTGATTTAATTGAAGAAGTTCAAAATGCTCATGATTTCGTATCTGATAAATATAAAACTCAAATTTCTCTCTATAATAATAGAGTTTATCAAAACGCTAGTTTTTGCAACTGTGTTGTTGCTGAAGGGTCTCATGAGAAAAAAAGACTATCTAGTAAAGCACTTAAAAAAGCATTGAATTTTGAAAAAGGATACGTTCCAGAATGGATCTGGTCGTCCAATGAAGAAACGCTATGGCAATACATTAGAGGTCTTTACTATGCAGACGGAACTGTGTTTAAATCTAAATCATCTGGAGAACCACTTCAAATTTCACTAGCTTCAATTAACAAAGAATTTCTAGAAGAAGTGCAAATTATTTTAGCAAATCTTGGAATGCAATCATCAATTCGCCTTTTAAGAGAAAGTTGTGAGTCGTTACTTCCTGATGGACATGGAGGAAACAAAATGTATAAAACTAAAACTGCTTGGAGATTAATTATTGGAAATAAAAATGATGCATTAGTTTTTAATAAAAATACTAAATTTCTTGATAGAAAAAATATTATTCTAGAGGATCGTGAATATAGAGATAATACTAAAAAATTCTATAAAGTTTCATCTATTTCTAATATTGGGCAAGAGGATGTCTATTGTTGCACAGTAGAATCAAAATCTCATCACTGGATCTGCAATGGAGTTGTTACTCACAACTGTAATGAAATAATGCTTGCTGATTCTCCAACAGAATCTTTTGTTTGTAATTTGTCATCTCTGAATCTGGATAAGTGGGAAGAGTGGAAAGATACTGATGCTGTTGAAACAATGGTATTTTTCTTGGATGCTGTCATGACAGAGTTTATTAATAAAACTGAAAACATGGCATTCATGAGTCATGCTCGCAACTTTGCAATCAATCAGAGAGCGCTTGGTATTGGAGTTCTTGGTTGGCATTCACTACTTCAGTCTAAAATGATTCCTTTTGAATCAATGGATGCTAAAATTTTAAATAACCAAATTTGGAAAACAATCAGAAATCGCGCCGATGTGGCTACTGAGAAATTAGCTGAAATCTATGGAGAACCAGCATTACTTGAAGGATATGGTCGTCGTAATGTGACTACAATAGCTGTAGCTCCAACAGTAAGCTCAAGCTTTATTCTTGGTCAAGTCTCTCAGGGCATTGAACCTTTAAATGGCAATTACTTTGTTAAAGGATTAGCTAAGGGCGATTTCTCTTATCAAAATCCCTATTTAGAAAAATTGCTAATTGAAAAAAATCAAAACTCCGCAGAAGTTTGGAAATCTATTTTAATTCGAGGAGGATCTGTTGCTCATTTAGATTTCTTGTCTGAAAATGAAAAAGCTACTTTTAAAACTTTTGGAGAAATCTCTCAGAAAGAAATTATCATTCAAGCCTCTCAACGTCAAAAATACATTGACCAAGGTCAAAGCTTAAACATCATGATTCCTCCTTCAGCATCTGCCAAAGAAGTTAATCAACTTATGATTTTTGCATGGGAACAAGGAATCAAAGGCTTGTATTATCAAAAGAGCGCTAATCCAGCGCAAGAACTAGCTCGCTCTATTCTCAATTGCGAATCATGCCAAGCATAATTCCAGTCAAATTATTAAAAAAAAGTGTATTATTATTTATGGAAATAGATTTTTCAGATAGAATTAAACAACTCTTCGACTCTTCAGAATCAGCAAAAAGATCTGGACCAAAAAGTGCCGCACAAACTCCATCTGCTCCAAGTGATCGCAAAAAAGGATCGTCTAAAAATCCTAAAGGATCAGCTGGAGAAGATGGTGGGAAAATTGAATTTGCTGAAAAAATCATAAATTCTTTGCAGGAAAAAGTAAGATCTCATAATGAAAATCATAGTAAGAAAGTCTCTCTATCTCAACTAAAGAAAATCTATAGAAGAGGTCTTGGAGCGTTTTCTTTATCTCATCGTCCAGGTCAAACTAGAAGTAGTTGGGCTATGGCTAGAGTGAATATGTTTTTAAAAATGCTTCGTGGTGAAAAAGTTAAAGACTCTTACAGAAGTGCTGATCAAGACGTTGCATCTGGAACAGAACTATATCATGAAGAAAAGCCAGAAGACTGTTTTTGGAAGTTTGATTCTATTGATTTTGATCTTGCCCGAATTGATTTAATCAAAGCTGGAGTCGATTTATTTAATGAAGGAAATATTGATTTATCAGATATTGATTACTCTGAAGCTGAAAAGAAAACCTTAAATAAACCATTTAGACTTCCAACTGGATCTAATAAAAAATTTGGAGTTTATGTTAAAAATGATAAAGGAAATGTTGTAATTGTAAAGTTTGGCGATCCAAATATGGAAATTAAACGCGACGATCCAGCTAGACGTAAGAGTTACAGAGCGAGGCATCAGTGCGATACTAACATTGGTCCAAAATGGAAAGCTAATTACTGGAGTTGCAAATTTTGGAGTAGCAAGCCAGTATCCTCTTTAGCATCTGAGAATTATGATGATATTGATGAAGATGAAGAGGAATGGTTAGATGATGGTTTTATAGATCAAGAAGAGTTATTTGTTCACCTTCCAGAGCTTAGAGATATTCAAGAAAGCCTTGAAGATTTTTGATTTAAAAATTTGTGTTGAAGAAGTTGATTTGCAAGTTAAAATAGGTTGTGTCAGTTATTTTTACTTCTTACTTCTCTCTCAAGAAGCATCCTAATGATCCTAATGATCGTTGGGTGATTGGTCGTCAAGCAGATGGCCGTGTCGCACAAAATGATTTTAAATATATTGAGTCTTGGTATAACTCAGTTAATGAGCTTTGTCTTGAGGGTCGTATTTTTTACGATAATTTATCTGATGAATTTTTAGAAAGATATACTACTAATAAAATTAAATTTATTAAAGTATTCCCATCAGATTACTCTAATAATGATTGGAGATTTTTTTGCTATCGAAATTTTTTAGAAGAAAATAAATTTGATAATATTTTTCTTACTGATGGATCCGATGTCATAGTTGTTCAAGATCCATCTAAAATAATTTCTTCATTTCCTAGCACAGATTTATTTGTATGTAAAGACAGCATGTCTCTTAGTGAGTTTAATTATTTAGAATTGCATAAGCAAGCTAGATGGGATGATTATGTTTTATTTGCTATAATGGCAAGCAGATGGGACTTAATCAATATGGGTGTAATTGGCGGGAATTACGATAACATAATGTCATTTTTAAATAAATTTTGTGAAACAAGAGTAAAATTAGGAGCACCAGAGTTTAATTCTGATATGTGGACTGGACAATATGTATTTAGACATCTTTTATCTGAAAAATCTCTATTAATAGGGGATCCATTTACTAGTAATTTTAAAAAATATGAAAATGATAGAAAGGATGTATATTTTATACATAAATGAAAAAACATATTTATCCATATATTATTGGTGGTCTCGGTAATATTTTATTTCAAATTGCTTGTATTTATGCATATGCATTAAAAAATAATTTAGATCCATTTTTATCTGAATCTTTATATATACAGACTAATCATCCTCATTTAAATACATATAAATGTAATTTTTTATCTAAATTAAATTTTAAAGATTCAAATAAAGATTTTAAAATTTTAAAAGAAAAAACTTATAGGTATATCGATATTCCATCATATAATGATGATTTAATTTTTAGAGGATGTTTTCATAGCGAAAAATATTTTTTAAATTTTAAAAATGAAATTCTATCTTTATTTTCTTATGAAGATATAGAATTAAATAAAAAATATCAAGATATATTAAATTTAAATAACACATGCTCACTTCATGTCAGGAGAGGTGATTACTTAACGCTTCCTCAAAACTATCCAATCCATGATGCTTGTTATTATAAAGAAGCTATTAAACATTTTAATAATGATACAATATTTATTGTATTTTCTAATGATATAGAATGGTGTAAAAATAATTTAAATAAATTATCATTAAATAAATTTATTTTCATAGATAATAATAAAGATTATGAAGATTTATACTTAATGAGTAAATGTAAAAATAATATAATTACAAATTCTACATTTAGTTGGTGGGGGGCTTATTTAAATCAAAATCAAAATAAAAAAATAATTGCACCTAAAATTTGGTTTAAAGATAATTATTTAAATGAAATATGTTTAAATAATACAAATGGATTTTTAGAAGACTTAATACCCGAATCATGGATAACAATATAAAAATTGCAATATTAACAATAGCTACAAATAATTATAAAGATTTTTTAAATCCATTAATTGAATCTATTCAAGATAAATTTTTACCATTAAATACAAAAGATATTTTTGTATTTGCTGATAAAGATACAGTGTCTGATAAATATTCAAATGTAATATTTAATCAAATACAACACGAACCTTGGCCGTTCATCACGTTAAAAAGATTTCATTATTTTGAAAAAGTATTGAAAGATTTAACTGATTATGATATGGTTATATATTTTGATTGTGATTTAGAAGTTATTCAAAATATTAATGAATTTCCTGTATGCAGTTTATTCGGAGTAATGCATCCAGGAATTTATGCATATGGTAAAATGTGGGACATTGAGACAAATCCACAATCAACTGCATATATTTCTCTAGAAAATGAAGGTATTTATCATCAGGGATGTTTTTGGGGTGGATCATCTAATGAAATATGTAAAATGATTTCTGAATTAAAAAATAATACACAAATAGATTTAGCTAATAATATTATAGCAAAATGGCATGATGAATCTCATTTAAATTCTTACTTATTTAAAAATAAAAATAAATTAATTACGATTTCATCATCATATTGTTATCCAGAAAATTGGGAACTTCCTATTGAAAAAATAATTATACATAAAGAAAAAAATATCAATCAATATCCAAAATTTCCAGGAATAAATAAATAGAATTAATAGAAAATAAATATATTATCAGTTAATATTATGAAAAAAACAAACTGTAGAATATCAAATGACGAACTAGTTGAGCTTTTTACATTAGGAAATTTATGCGTTTCCGATTTTCTTGATAACAATAATCAAGAAGCGGAAAAATTTGAACTAAAACTCATGATGTCAAAAAAATCTGGACTAGTACAACTTGAATCTGGAGTTGATCCAGATAAGATGTACGGTAGATACTGGTATAGATCTGGAACAAACGATACAATGAGAAAGCAACTTAAAAATATAGTTGACTCTTGCATCTATATAAAGAAAAATTATGAAAATAGTTTATGGCTAGATATTGCTTGTAATGATGGCACATTATTAAGTTTTATTCCAGATAACTTTAGCAAATTAGGGATTGATCCAGTTGAAGATTCATATGTTAAAGAAAGCTCTAAATTTGCAAATCAAATTATTCAAGATTATTTTTCTTTAGAAGCTTATAATAAAAGTATTTTTAAAAATAGAAAATGTGATATAATTACTTGTATTGCAATGTTTTATGATTTAGAAGATCCAATTTCATTCTTAAATGATATTAATAGCGTTTTAGCAGATGATGGATTATTTGTAGTGCAAATGAGTTATACGCCATTAATGGTCGAGCAATTAGCTTTTGATAATATTTGTCATGAACATCTAATGTATTATAATCTACACTCTATCAAATATTTACTTGAGAATAATGGATTTAAAATAGTTGACTGTGAACTAAATGATGTTAATGGTGGATCTTTCCGAGTTTATATACAAAAATCAAATGCGGACACAAGCTCATTTGCAACTGCTCCATATAGAGATGTAGCAAAATTTAGAGTTGAATCGCTACTAAAATATGAACAAGATTTAGGTGTAATGTCAATTGATTACTATAAAAAGTTTTTTATTAAAATTGAAGATCTAAAAGAAAAAACCGTAAACTTTATTAAAGAGGAAAAAGCAAAAGGTAAATCTATTTGGATATATGGAGCATCAACAAAAGGAAATACTCTTTTACAATATTTTGGGCTTGATAATTCATTAATAGATGGAGCGGCAGAAAGAAGTCTTTATAAATTTGGACTTAGAACTATTGCTACAGATATTCCAATTTATTCAGAACAAGAGATGAGAGATAAAAAGCCAGATTATTTATTAGTATTACCATGGCATTTTATAGATGAATTTAAAGCAAGAGAAAGTGAATTTCTAAAAAATGGTGGTAAATTTATAGTTCCTTGTCCAAAATTTGAAATAATTTAATTATGAAAACTTTTTACGCAGAAGATAACACTGATCAAATAGCAAGAGACAAATATTTCCCAGATTATTCTTACAAAGGCACTATTGTAGAAATTGGAGCAGCTACTCCTGTTTTTTTGTCTATGACAAAGCATTTTAAAGATAATGGATGGAGAGCAGTTCACGTAGAACCAAATCCTCGTTTTATACAAAATCATTTAGATGCTCAAAATGAAATATATCCTTATGCTTGTGGAAAAAATGACAAAGATAATGTTGATTTTACTATAGTATGCGTGAATAATGGAGAAGTTACAGATCACTCATTTTCTTCTTTTGAAATAAAAGAAGCGTATAGAAACTCAAACCCAGAGTGGGTTGATTCTTTACCAAAATCAAAAATAAAAGTAAATTCTAGAAAGCTAGATTCTATTATTGAAGAGGCAAAAATTGATAGTATAGATATACTTTCTGTAGATACAGAGGGATGGGAGTTAGAGGTAATGGAGGGATTATCTAAAATCGAACCAACCTTGATCATTTTAGAAAATCTTTTTAATTTAAAATCGTATGCGGACTATATGGAAATGCGAAATTATAAACTAGACCATATTCAAGGTATCAATCATTTTTATATTAAAAAATAATGTTTTACTCAGATGCATCTCAAGATCAATTTGTTGCCAATATGTTTGGTTTTAAACAAAATGGATTTTATTTAGATATTGGAAGCTGTGGCGCTTATGGCGCTAATAATTCAGCATATTTTGAGACTTTAAATTGGAAAGGAATATGTGTAGAAATCAATGAACATTGGAATTCGTCATATAATAGCAGATCATGTTTTTATGTAAATAAAAATGCTTTAGAATTAGACTATCTTAAATTACTTCAAGAAACATCTGCACCTCAGTCTATTGATTATTTATCAATGGATATAGATACCTTAAGTTTAGAGTGTTTATCAAAACTCCCCCATGATGAATATAGATTTAAAATAATAACTATAGAGCATGATCATTATTTATATGGAGATGAATATAGAGAAAAACAAAGAGATTTTTTAACAAAATTAAATTATAAATTAATTTGCTCTGATGTTTTAGTGCCGCCCAATCTTATTCAAAGGGAAAACTGCTCTTTTGAAGATTGGTGGATCGATGAACAGCATTTTGATAATGCATTAATTGAAAAAATTAATTCATTTAATTTATATCCTCATGGAATAATTCAAAAATTTATTAAATAATAAAATGAATCTTGAATCATTGAAGAAAAATTATAAAGTTATAGTTTGGGGGTTTAAACCTAATAACGGTTACCTTGAAAATACAATATCATATGTTTGGGAATCATTTTATAATGCATTTAAATATTTAGGATTTGAAACATATTGGTTTGCAGATGAAAAAATAGATAATTTTGATTTTTCAAATTGTATTTTTTTAGTTGAAGCTTATCAAGATAAATACATCCCATTAGAAAAAACGTCTATATATTATGTGCATTGCGCATATAATCCAGCTAAATATGTTAATAATGTAGGTAAATTTATAGATATGAGGTATAATTTAAATAAAATTAATCATCCAAATTATATTTATGAAATAGATAAAAATAAATTAAATAAATTAAATAAAGGTTGCTATTATGAAGAGTCAACAAATAAAATTATTAGATTAACAAATGGCAGGGTTGATTATAATATTGATGATTTTGATAAGCTATATATTAGTTGGGCAACTAATTTGATGCCAAATGAAATTAATGAAGATGATATTTATTTAGAAAGAGAAAATAAAATATATTTTTTAGGTACATTATCATCAGATGGCATTTATTCAAATATAGATTTAATTAATGAATTTGCAAATGAATCAAGAAAAAATAATATAGAATTTATTATAAATAATTTTAATCATAATCAATTATCTAATAAAGATTATATGGCATTGTGCAAAAAATCTTTATTAGGTTTTGATGTTAGATGTAAAGCTCATGTTGATTGGGGTCATACTCCATGTAGAATATATAAAAATATAAGTTATGGTCATTTAGGCATCACTAACTCATTAGAGGTTTATAAAGAATTAGATGGAAATTGTATATATAATCCAAATATTTCTGAATTATTTTATGATTCGATGAATAAAAAAAATGATTATGATTTTATAAGACAATCATTATTGTATGTAAAAAATCATCATACATATGTTCATAGAGTTGAAAGCATGTTAATAATACTTTAATTATATGAAAGTCGCGATTTGCCTTTCGGGCCAAACTAGAGATATAGAAAATACTTTAGAAAATATTAAAACTTCTTGGTTTGGATTTAATGATTTAGATTTTTTTATACATACATGGCATTATAATAAAAATAAATCATATAGAGTAGATACTCCATCTGATATAATTGAATCTAAAATAGATTATATAATTCAAAAATTATCGCCTAAATTAATAGTTATAGAGTCTGAAAAAATTTTTAATAAAGTTTATAAAAATTCAATAAATTGGAATTGTTTTCATCCTACTAAAAATCCCAATCCATCTCAAAATATTCAATCTATGTTTTATTCAATTTATAAATCTAATGAATTAAAAAAACAATATGAAAAAGATAATAATTTTAAATATGATTGTGTTATACGATGTAGATTTGATTATTTTTTTACTAAAAAATATGATTTAAATAATTTTAATTTTAATTTTTTAAATATTAAAAGCGATTGCAATCATACTCCATATGCTATTAATGATCATTTAGCATTATCAAATAGTCAAATCATGGATATATATAGTGATATCTATAATAATATAGATCATTATTATAATAAAGGTATTGAATTTAATCCTGAAGTTATATTAGGTTATCACATTCAAATAAATAATATAAATACTATAAAATCACTAGGTTCTGATGAATCTTACGTATCAACTAAAGAGCAAAGAAGGGTAAATTTTTTTAAATAAAATATGAATATAATAATTCCAATATGTGGAATAGGTGAAAGATTTTCTGAAGAAAATTATAATCTTCCAAAGCCATTAATTAAATCATTAGGCAAACCCATAATATATTGGACATTAGAAAATTTAAAAATAGATAAAAATGATAAAGTTTTTATTGTATATAGAGATGAATTTAAAAAATTTAATTTTGAAAGTTTACTAATTAATAAATTTAGAAAATTAAATTTTCAATTTATACCAATTAAAAATAATACGACAGGAGCTTCTGAAACAGTTTATCATGCTTTAGAAAAAATGACTGAAGATGAATTATTAAATTTAACAATTGTTATTGATTCTGATAATTTTTATAATGATGATATTATTACTGAAGCTAAAAATAAAAAAACAAATTTAATATTTTATCATAAAGATTTAGATAAAAATCCAATTTATTCATATATAAAAATAGATTCTCAATCAAAAGTTTTAGATATTAAAGAAAAAGAAAAAATCTCAGATAATATTTGCGTTGGAGCGTACTGTTTTGAAACAGCAAATCTATTAAAAAATTCTATAGAATTAATTTCAAAAGAAAAAAAATACGAAAAAGAATTTTATATATCATCAATTTATAAATTTTTAATTGATAAAAATATTAGCATTTGTTCTGAAGAAGTATTAGGATTTAATTGCTTAGGAACTCCAAATCAATTAAAATCATTTTCATCAACTTTTACAATTAATAATAAAAAATGCAGATTTTGTTTTGATTTGGATAATACATTAGTTACATATCCAGAAATAGAAGGTGACTACACAAGTGTTAAACCAATAAATAAAACAATAAATTTTTTAAATTTTTTACATTCTCTTGGTCATACAATAATTATATATACAGCTAGAAGAATGAAGACTCATTTAGGTAATGTTGGAAAAGTTCAAGCTGATATTGCAAAAATTACAATTGATTCTCTTGAAAAATTTAATATAAATTATGATGAAATTTATTTTGGGAAACCTTATGCTGATTTTTATATTGATGATTTATCATTAAAACCTTTTGATGATTTAGAAAAGGAAACTGGATTTTATAATATTCATCCACAAACAAGAAATCATAATAAAATTGAAGTATTTCAAGATTTTATTATTAAATATTCAAAAAATATAGATGGTGAAAAATATTATTATCAAAATATACCAGAAAGCTCTAAAAATTTATTTCCTAAATTAATTGATTACGGTGAAAATTTTATAAAATTAGAAAAAATTAATGGTATACCATTATCTTTTTTAAATACAAATAATAGTTTAAATGAAAATATTTTAATTAGTTTATTTGATAAAATTAATGAATTACATCAATCCTACAATGATGAAAATATTAATATATATTTAAATTATTATAAAAAATTTATAAATAGAATAGAAAATTATGATTTTTCAAATTATAAAAATTACGAAAAAAATAAAAATCAAATTTTAGAATTTTTAAAAGAATATGAATTTCAAAATAAAGGAAAAATTGGCATCATACATGGAGATTTAGTTTTTACGAATATACTTATTGATAATAAAAATAATTTAAAAATGATAGACATGAGGGGAAAAGTTGGTAATCAATTATCTATTTGTGGAGACCTATTTTATGATTGGTCAAAAATCTATCAATCAATAATTGGATATGATCATATATTAATGGATAAAGAAATTGATAAAAATTATATAGATAAAAATAAATTAATATTTGAAAAATATATTATTTTAAAATTTAATCAAGAAACTTTAAAAGATATTAAAGAAATTACAAAAAGTCTATTATTGTCTTTGATACCAATTCATAATAATGAAAAATGTATTAAATATTATAATTTAATAGAAAATATATCATGAGTATATTAAAATATATCATGAGCATATTTATTGATTGTGGCACAAATTTCAAACAAGGATTACATGAAATTCAATCCTTACACACAGATATTCAAAAGACATATTCTTTTGAAGCAAACACATATGTATATGATTTATTAGATAAAAATGATGGCAATATATATTTTAATTTAGCAGTATCTGATAAAACAGGTTTTGCAACTTTCCATGCTGAAAGGTGTATTGGAATGATTCAAGGCGATATTTTACATGGTGAAGATAGATTTATAGGTGGTGGGAGCAGGCTACAAGAACCTAAGCATGGGGTAAGTACTCATTTTGATTCAAATAAAAATCAAACTATTGGCGGAAATAAACAAACTAATAATATTGATGAGTTTATTGATGATATGTATGAGAAAATAACAATACCAACTATTAGATTAGTTGATTTTATTAAATATCTAAATCTTGAAAATAATTCTATAATTTTAAAATTAGATGTAGAGGGCGAAGAATATGCAATTCTTAAAGATATGAAGGAATCAAATATTTTTAATAAAATAAAAATATTACACGTTGAATGGCATGATTGGGCAAGAATGCCTGAATATGATAATGCATTAACTTGGGTTAATTATTTTACTGAAAATAAAATAGAATTTACTTCTCGCGGAATAGTGTGATTAAAATATTATGAAAATTTGTTTAGTAGCGCCTGGAATTATGCCTATTCCCCCAGATACTTGGGGGGCTGTAGAAATGATGTTATGGGATTATTATAATATTTTAATAAAAAATAATATAGATGTTGATATTATTAATAGCCCATCTAGACTTGAAATTCTTCAAAAAGTAAACTCAGGAAATTATGATGTAGTGCATATTCATTACGATGTATTTATTGATATTATTAATAGCATTCATTCAAAAGTAAAAATTATATCAAGTCATTATCCATTTATTAATAATCCAAATCATTATCAAAATGATGGATATGATAGACTTATAAATCAAATTGCTAATAATAAAGATTTTCATATTTTTGCATCCTCTCAAAAAGATATTGATACTTTTATAAATTTTGGAGCGAAAAAAGAAAATACATTTTTAAGTAAATTAGGCGTAAGACATGAGCCATATTCTTTTTATGAAAAAGCAGAGTATGATAAAACTTTATGTTTTTCACAAATTGTTGATAGGAAAAGGCAGTATATAATCCAAGAGATTGAAAATATTGATTTTATGGGAAGGATATCTGATTCAAAATTTTATAATTATAAAAATTATAAAGGAGAAGTCGCTAGAGAGTTTTTGAATCAAGAAATTTCTAAATATTCTAACTTTATTTTAATTAGTTCTATTGAAAATACTACACCATTAGCCCCAAAAGAAGCTTTAATGTGTGGATTAGGATTGGTTATTACTGAGTCGGTCGCCCACGAATTAGATACAAGTTTAGATTTTATTGATATAATACCTGAAAATAAAATAAATGATCTTGACTTTATTAAAAAAATAATTGATAAAAATAAAAAAATATCAATAAATAAAAGACAAGAAATTAGGAAATATGCTATTGATAATTTTGGTCTTGAAAGTATTTTGATGAATTCTTATATTAAAAAAATAAAAAATCTTTTAAAATTATAAAATTATATACAAAATAAAAGTTAAATTTTTAATATGAAAATATCTATTATCGGTCCTGGATTTATGAGTATACCCCCAGTTGGTTGGGGCGCAGTTGAATCTTTAATTTGGGATTATACTGAGAATTTAAAAAAATATGGACACGATGTTCAAATAGTTAATACTTACAATCTTCAAGAAATTGTAGATTCAGTTAATTCTTTTGATCCTGATTTTGTGCATATGCAATATGATGATTATGCATTTTTAATGCCATACATTCAATGCAAAAGAAAAGCATTGACTACTCACTACGCTTATACAGAACAATATGAAAAGCATCCTGAATATCATGGAATTCTACATGAAATTATTAATGGAAATTTTTATGTCTTTTGTTTATCTGAAAATATAAAAAATACATATTTAAAATTAGGCGTTGCAAATGATAGATTATTTATCACTCCAAATGGAGCAAGAGAAGATTTGTTTATATTTAAAGAAGAATGCGAACGCAAAGATAAATCTATTTATTTAGCTAAAATAGATTATAGAAAACGCCAATTTTTATTTCAAAATATAAAATCTTTATATTTTGCTGGAAACTTATCTGACGATAGGTTTGATAGTAATAATATTAATTATTTAGGAGAATGGAATAAAGATTTTCTTTATTCTAATTTAACAAACTATGCAAATTTAATATTACTTAGCGATGGAGAAGCTGATCCATTAGTTACTAAAGAGGCTTTAATGGCAGGATTAGGTTTAGTTATATCAGAATATTCTACAGCTAATTTAGATTTATCATTACCATTTATTGATGTAATATCTGAAAATAAAATAAATGATATAGAGTATATTGAAAATATTATTAAAAGCAATAGAAAAAAATCAATTAAAATGAGAAAAGAAATAAAAAAATATGCTATTGATAATTTTAGTTGGAATATTATTATAAAAGAATATCTTAATTTAATTAATTTATTAAAATAAAATGGAAATTCTCAAAGAAAAATATATAGGAAAAAAAATAGATCATATGAATATTTTAAATATTGAAGAGGCAATAAAATTTTCTTCTGAAAAAAAGTCAATTATTGTTACTGGCGTAACTGGGCAGGATGGAAGTCACATGGTTGATTATCTTTTAGCTAATACAGATTATGAAATTTTTGGATGCGTTCGTAGGCTTAGCGTCTATAACCATAAAAATATTTCTCACATCAATAATGAAAGATTTCATTTAATTAATTTTGATCTTATCGACAGTCATTCTATTGCTAGAATTATTGAAAAAATTAAACCAGACTATTTTATTAACTTGGCTGCTCAAAGTTTTGTTGGTAGTAGTTGGGATTTTGCAAGACAAACATGGGAAACTAATTCTACTTCCACTTTGAATATTTTAGAATCAATAAGGCTCTATCATCCAACTTGTAGATTTTATCAAGCTGGTTCTTCAGAAGAGTTTGGAGATGTATCGTACAGTCCTCAAGACGAACTTCATCCACTGCGCCCTAGAAGTCCATATGGAGCGTCTAAAACAGCTTCTAGGCAGCTAGTTAAGGTGTGGAGAGACTCTTATAATCTCTACGCAGTACAGGGGTGGCTATTCAATCACGAAGGCACTCGCAGGGGAGAAGAATTTGTAACTAGAAAAATTACAAAAGCGGTTACTCGTATCAAAAATGCTATTAATAATGAAGTGCCTTATAATATTCTTGAGCTTGGTAACTTAGACGCTAAAAGAGACTGGAGTGATGCTGAAGATTTTGTAGAGGGAATTTGGCTCATGCTGAATCAAGAATCTCCCAAAGAGTATGTTTTATCATCTAATGAAACGCACTCTATTAGAGAATTTGTTGAATTGGCATTTAAGGAAGTCGGAATTAGTGGGTATTGGCATGGAGAGGGAATCAATGAAAATTATATTGACAAAAATAGCGGACGAGTATTAGTAGCAATTAATTCTAAATTTTATCGACCTGCCGAAGTTGAACTTCTTTGGGGAGATTCTACAAAAGCTCGCACAGAACTAAACTGGATTCCAAAAACATCTTTTGAAAATCTAGTCAGCAAGATGGTATCAAATGACCTTGACGAACTTTAAGACTGTTGTATAATGGTGAATGCCTGCTAAAAAGACTAAGCCAAAATCTCAAAAAAAAGTCAACAAAAAGAAAATCCTCATAAGATTGGTGCTTATTCCCGCAAAGGATAAGCGCCTTTTTTATATGCGAGAAATGCACTTTTTGAATATTTTATGCGAGAGATATTCTGAAGAGTTCATGGAAGTTGCTTCTTTTGACAAGCAGTTTGATTCTTTAGCATATCTAGTTAGCGAAAAGCTTAAAGAGACGTTGGATCAAAAGTTCAGAGCTTTTAACTTTACCGTTGACACTTCAAGGTATGAGAGTTATGATCTAGGCGATAAGTGTGATTCTGATGCATCTATCATTAATAAAACTAAAACCATCAAAGACTTCCTAAATGAGCAAAATTAAAGATAAAGATAAAGAAGTTGTAAAATCATCTGATGTTCTTGGATCATTCCTAAAACAAAATTCTGAAGATCACTATAATTTTGAAGAAGAAATTGACTATAAAGTTTCTAGCGGATCGCTTCAGTTAGATTTGCATTTAGATGGAGGATTAGGACCAGGACTACATAGATTTTGCGGTCCAAATGAAACTGGAAAAACATCGTGCGCTCTTTCATTCATGAAGGGATTCTTAGATAATGGAGTTAATCGAAAAGGTTTTTACATCAAAGCTGAAGGTCGCCTATCTAAACAAATGAGAGAAAGATCAGGAATTAAATTTGTCTTCTCTGCTGAAGAATGGGTTGATGGAACTTGTTTTGTATTTGAAACAAATATTTATGAAACTGCTGTTGATGCTATGCGTCAACTAGTTGGCAAAAATGATGAAAGTAAATTCTACTTTTTCCTCCTAGACTCTGTTGATGGACTCATCTCTAAAGGAGATTTAGACAAGGGATTTGAAGATAGTAATAAAGTTGCTGGTGGAGCAGTGATTGCTGGCAACTTTATGAAGCGAATGTCAATCTCTCTATGCAAGAGAGGCCACTTAGCAATTTTCATTAGTCAAGTTCGAGCAGATATCAAACTTGATCCATACTCTAAAGCTCCAGTACGCCAAACTTCTGCCACTGGCGGCAATGCACTACTTCACTTTGCAAATTGGATTCTTGAATTTGAACCAAGATTCAAGGGAGATCTTATTCTCAAAAACCCCAACATTGATAAAATTGATTTAATTAATAATCCAATCATTGGTCACTTTGCGAAAGCTACAGTGAAGAAGTCTCCCAATGAAAAGACAAACTTAACAATTCCATATCCTATTAAATATGGAAGAACTAATGGCAATTCAATTTGGATTGAAAAAGAAATCGTTGATATGCTTTATGCATGGGAGTTCATTTCTCGCAAAGGATCTTGGATTAACGTCTCAGACGAGTTTCGACAATTAGTGCTTGAAGAAACAGCTATCATAATTCCTGAAAAAATTCAAGGTGCTGATAATTTATTCTTTTTTATTGAAAATGATGCTAAACTTGCAGCTTTCTTAATTAAATATTTTAAGAAGCTCATCAATAATGAAGTTTAAAAACATCAATGGCAATCCATCATTTTTAAAAAATTCCAAGAAGTATCTCATTGATTGGGAAGTTGATAGCCGTAGCAAATTCCAAACAACTGTTAAAAACTTTTTAAAACTTTATTGGCAAAATGATAGAGTTTTTGAAGAAATGCGCGTTGTTGGAACAGCTTTATCTTTAGACTTCTACAATTACAATAAAAAAGTTGCTGTTGAAGTTCAAGGTTTGCAGCATACTCAATATGTTAAATTCTTTCATAGAAATAAACTTCAATATTTAAAACAATTAAAAAGAGATGACAAAAAGTTAAAGTTTTGCGAAGTAAATGAAATAATTTTAATAGAAATTTACCCCAAAGATGTTCTCAATAAAGAGTTATTTTTGAATTTTGGAGTAGAACTATAAATCAATCATTGACAAAATCAATAGTCTCTCGTATACACATATATGATCTACGATTATGAATTAGAAAAACAATTACTTGCAGCTTTAATCAAAGAGCCAGATGATTATTGTGAGATTTCTAATTTTATCAACTCTAGAGATTTTTATTCTGAGAATACTAATTTACACTCTTCAATCTTTTCAATCATCAAACAAGCTATTGATAAGAGCGAAGGAATTGACGAGGTTATTATTGCTCAGAGAGTAAATTCTCTAGGATTATCTTTTGAGGATAATGTTAATCCATCTGATTATATTAGATCTTTAGGAATGCGAAAAGTTCCCAAAGGAAACCTAATTAAAACAGCCAGGGAGTTAAAAAAATACACAGTACGTAGAGAAATCTACGAGTCTGCTCGCGAAGTCGCCAAGAAAATGAAGGGCATTAGTCCTGATTCAACTTACACAGACATCATTTCTCAAGCAGATCAAATCTATAATTCTCGTATTAATTTATATGAATTAGGAAATGATACTCCAGAAAATATTTACGAAGAGATGGAAGCTCTCGTTGAGGAGAGGGGAAACAATCCCGTTGTGGAATTCGGCATGATGGGTCCACATAAAAAAGTAAATCAAATCTACGGATCTCTTCTTCGCCCTGGCAATATCACTGTGATTGTTGCTAGAAGTGGCGTTGGTAAAATGAATCCATTATATACTAAAGTCTTAACTCCAAATGGATTCGTTGAGATGAGAGATATTTTAGTTGGATCTGAAATTGTATGTCCAAATGGCAAAACTTCAAAAGTCCTTAAAACATTCGATCATCAACAAAAAGATATCTATCGCGTTACTTTTGAAGACGGAAGATTCTCCGATTGTGGTTTAGATCACTTGTGGAAAATTTATACAAGAAATAATAAAGGATTATATCATTGGGAAGTATCTGATACTCAAAAGATAATTAATGACCTATCTCAAAAAAGTAAAAAAGTATTTATTCCATTAGTATCTGAAATCAATTCTATAGATAAGGAGTTTCTCTTAGATCCATATATTGTGGGAGCTTTAATTGGCGATGGCTGTTTGAGAGATGGTTTTGTTATAGAATCAGCTGATAGTTTTATTCCTAATAAAATTGAAAAGCTTTTAAAAGAAGACTGCGAAGTTTCAATTAGAGAAAGCTCGAAAAGCCAGTCTAAAACTTATAGATTTTTTACTTCAAAAGGGGGATCTTTTAAAAATCCACTCATAGAGCATTTAAAAGATTTAAATCTTTATGGTAAATTATCTTATGATAAATTTATTCCAGAAGAGTATTTCTACGGATCTTTTAATCAGCGTTTAGATCTTCTGCAAGGTTTAATGGATACAGATGGAACTTTGAGCAAAAGCAGGGGAAGAAATGGAGATTCATGTAGCTATGGAGGATTAAGCTACTCTACATCTAGCAAACAATTATCAACAGATATCCAGCGCTTGATCTGGAGTCTCGGAGGAAAAGCTAAAATCTCCGAAAGAATTTCAACATATAAAAATAAAGATGGAGAAAAAGTCAATGGAGCTATTTCTTATAGTGTTAGAATTAGAATGCCAAATCCAAAAGATGCATTTTCTCTTCCAAGAAAGAAAGATTTGGCTCTAAGTAAAGAAAATTATCAATACTCTAATCTAAAACTAAGAATATCTAATATCGAAAAATTAGAAAATAAAGAAGATTGCCGCTGTATTGAAATTGAGGATGGCGAACATTTATATATTATCGATGAGTTTATTGTTACTCATAATACTCAATTTTGCATGGATTACAGTACCAAGGTTGCTGTTAAATATAGCATTCCAGTATTGCACTTCGACAATGGAGAAATGAGCAAAGAAGAACTCATTATGCGGCAATGTGCTGCACTCTCTGGAGTTCCCATGCATTTGATTGAAACTGGCAACTGGCGCAAAGCTGGACAAGAAGTGGTTGATAAAATTAGATCAGTCTGGAGCCAAGTTAAAAATCTCCAGTTCTACTACTACAATGTTGGTGGCATGGATGTTGATAGTATGATTAAAACTCTCAAGCGTTTTTATTATGGAAAAGTTGGTCGAGGCAATAGAATGATCTTCTCGTTTGACTATATTAAAACTACTTCCGAATCTGGAGGAGGAAAGAATGAGTGGCAAGTTGTTGGTGAGATGGTGGATAAATTTAAAAAGTGCGTTCAAAAGGAAATCTTGTATGATGGAAATCCCATCATTCCCATGATCACTTCAGTTCAATCTAACAGAAGTGGAATTACAAACAACCGAAACTCCTCTAATGTTATTGATGATGAAAGTGTAGTTTCTCTTTCTGATCGAATTACTCAGTTTTGCTCTCACATGTTTATTCTTAGAAACAAAACTGCTGATGAAATTGAATCTGAAGGTCGTAATTTTGGAACTCATAAACTCATCAACGTTAAAGCTAGACATCTTGGTCAAGATATTGCTGGAGCAGTTGAGCCTATTAGAATTGGAGATGCTCTTAGAAAAAATTTCATCAATTTAGATTTCAAAAACTTCTCCATTAGCGAGCGAGGTGATCTTCGTGATATTGCTAATTCAATGGATACAAATGGAGAATTAGAAACCGATGAAGACGATGACCTGCCAAGTTTCCGTTGATCCCAATCAAATCAAAAACACTCTAGAATCTGTTGGTTACAAGCTAATGGATTTTGGAAATCACTGGAGAACCAGCGCTCTATATAGAGGAGGAGATAATTCTACTTCTATTAGAATCTATAAAAATACTGGAGTGTGGACAGATTTTGTATCTGGTTCTCAATCTTTTCCACTAGAAAAACTATTGCAATTAACAGTCTGTGGAGATAAAAAAAAACTCAACAAGATTCTTGATTCTTTAAATAAATCAGAAGACTTTTTTTATGAGCCTAAACAATTAATCGAAATGGAACGAATCTACCCAGACTCAATATTAGAGAAACTATTTCCTAATTATTCTTTTTATACTAAGAAGAATTATAAAGAATCAACTCTCAAATTTTATAAAACTGGATTTGCTGGTGAAGGTAAAATGTATCGCCGCATGGTGTTTCCAATTTATAATGATAACTCTCAAATCATTGGATTTAGCGGTAGAAAAATTGATGTTGCTGATAAGATTCCCAAATGGAAGCATTTAGGTCAGAGAAAAAATTGGATTTATCCAGCACATATTCCCGCAGCTAAAACAGTAGATTCTTGGATAAAGGAAAAAGAAGAAGTGATCTTAGTAGAGAGTATTGGAGATAGCATGGCTCTTTACGAAAACAATATTACCAATAACCTTGTAACTTTTGGACTAGGAGTGAGTTCCGCAATTATTAGTTATTTAAACTCTTTCCAACTAAAGAAAATAATTATATCCACAAACAATGACTTTGAATCTTCAATTAATCATGGATACAATGGAGCAATTAAAATTTTACTTTCTTTGATCAAATATTTTAACTTTGATCAGATTGAAATTCGCCTTCCTCCAAAACCATATAATGATTTTTCAGATGCTCATCAAGACAAGTATAATTTACAATCTTGGCGTAAACAAGAAATAGATCGTAAAAAGTATATTGAGAATTTAAAATACTACATTCACAATAATAAAACAGTCTTTAAGCAAAAAGATGTAGAGTCTTTGATGAAAATTTTTAAAAATTATGACTGAACCTAAAACTACATTATCTGCAAGTAGAATCAAAACTCTTCAAAGTTGTAGCTGGTTATATTGGTGTAAGTATAAATTAAATCTTCCAGATAAAGGAAACGATGGCAGTTCTCGCGGAACTGTTTGTCACTTCATTTTTGAGCTACTGGGCAAATCAAGAAGAGAAAAGATTCATCAATATATTATAGATAATAATGATCCATTTTCTCATGGCGCAATCAAACGATTAGTATTAAAACATGCTTTAAAATTACAAGTTGCTGATGAGGAAAATTTAGAGTCTATCAGAATCATGATTTTGAATGGACTCAAGTATGATTTCTACGGCAGAGCTAATGGATTGATTTCAGAATCTTTTTCAGAGAAAGACTTTGAAATTGTTCGTCAAGATGACAAAGCTGGAATCTCTTATAAGATCAAAGGATTTATTGATAAATTGTTTTTATATAAAAATGAAAACTTAGCAATTATTCGCGACTTTAAAAGTAGCAAAGAGAAGTTCAAAGGAAAAGAAATCTCTGATAACTTGCAGGATTACATGTATAACCTTGCAGTTCGCCACATGTTTCCAGAATTCAAAAAGAGAGTTAGTGAATTCTTATTTTTAAAGTTTGAGCTAGATCAAAAGCTATTGCAAAAATCTGATGGAGCAGTAGTTATGGATAGAATCAATGAAGATGATTTGGATGGATTCGAGCATCAGCTAACCTCAATTCAAAAATACATAGATGAACTTTCAGAAATTGATGCTAAGTCTAATTTTGCTAAAAATTCTCCATTTCCCACAGACAAGTCTTTTAGTGGTCCGCTCCAATGTGGATTTGCTAAATACAAAGGAGAATTAAAAAAAGATGGAAATCCCAAGTGGGCTTGTTCTATGAAGTTTGATTTCTATTATTATGTCATTTTAAAAGATGGAAAAGTTACTAAATCATTTTTGGAAGAAGACTTTAGTGAATCTCTAGTGGAGAGCGACCATTCTTTTGAGAAGAGATACTACGCAGGTTGTCCCGCGCATCTAAAACACTCTTGACTTGTTCCGAAGTTGTGCTATCATAGAAGATGCTCGCTCTCTTCAAATCCAGTTGTTCTATTGGACGCAGTATCCTAACTCTAAATGATCCTAATAATTGTCATGAGAATGGACCAGATAGCATTTTCTCCATTGCTGTTGAGAATGATTTAAAAACAGTTACTCTTGTGGAAGATTCCATGGTTGGATTTTTCGATGCATTTAGAATCAGTCAAGCTCTTGGAATTCAATTGATTTTTGGATTACGATTCTCCTGCTGCGATCAGCTTGATAGTCTAACATCTAATCATAAATTAATTGCATTTGCTAAAAATGATCAAGGATGTAAAGACTTGTACAGTCTCTACTCTAAAATTTATGTTGATTTTAATGGCAAAATTACTCATGAGCAATTGCAATTAGCATGGACTGATAACTTAAAATTAGCTGTTCCATTCTATGATTCATTCATTCATCAGAATAATTTTTACTTTCAAAGCTGCATTCAAGAGTTTGGAAATATTAAGCCAGTCTTTTTTATAGAGTCTAATAATCTTCCATTCGATGATGCTCTGGAAAGAGAAGTTTTAAAATTTACTGAAAACGGCAAAAAGTTTGAAGTGCAAAAAACTAAATCTATTTATTATAAAGATAAGTGCGATGTAGAAGCTTTTCAAACTTATAAAATTATTTGTAATCGAACCTTTGGTCGCCAAGCTACACTGTCCTCTCCTAATCTAAATCACTTCGGAAGTGATGAGTTTTGTTGGGAATCTTATCTAGAACAAACTAATGAACGATAATCTACTTCGCTTTAATAATTCTCAAAAATATATAGCACTCGACACTGAGACAGAAGGACTAAATCTAGTAAAGTCTAGACCATGGCAAGTTGCGTGGATTATTGCAGAAGGCAAACAAATCAAATCCAAGCACAGTCACTTTATCAAGTGGCCGAATCTAACAGTATCTGAAGGTGCTGCTAAAGTTACTGGATTCTCCATGGAGAAATATGAAAGACTCGCAGAAGATCCAATGGAAGTTTTTAATAAGCTAAAGCCTTATCTTTACAATCCAGAGTATAAAATAATTGGGCAGAATCTTCTGGGGTTTGATGTTTATATGATTAATATCTGGAGAAAAGAAATGGGATTAAAATCAGACTACTCTTTCATTGATCGAATCATTGATACTAAATCAATTGCTGCTGCAATCTTTAAAAATATTTGGCCCGATAAGAGCAACTTTACTAGCTGGCAATATAAACTTCTTCATGTTAAAGAGAAGGGTCTTAAAACATCTCAATTGACCTTGCTCAAGCATTATGGCATCTCATTTGATCAGAGCAAGTTGCACGATGCCCTTTACGATATTGAAATGAACTTCGATATTTTCCTCAAACAAATTTACGACATTGAAATATGATTACTAGTTTTTCTCCTTACAAAAGTCCATTTCCAGCGGGGGTTAAACTTCCAGAAATTCGTGTAGATCAAAAATACTACGATCTTCTTGGATGCCAATCAAGCATTTCTAATTTTAACTTTTTGCGCAAGCTTTGCTTTGAAGGCGTTAAGAAGAGAAAAATTGACGAGCTTCCAAACAAGCAAGTTTATTATGAAAGATTAACAATGGAACTGTCAATCCTAAAGGAATTAGGATTCATTGATTATATTCTTTTGAATTGGGATGTTATCAACTATTGTCATGAGAATAAAATCCCAGTGGGTGCGGGGCGTGGAAGTGCTCCAGGCAGTTTAGTCCTGTATTGCATCTCAGTTACAAACATTGATCCAATCAAATACGATCTCTTCTTTGAACGATTTGTTTCTAAAAGCAGAGCTAAAATCATTGAAAGCGAAGGAGAGATTTATCTAGACGGATCTCTTCTCGCAGACATTGATAATGACATTAGTTATGAGCGCAGAAATGAAGTGATTGAATATATTAATAATAAATACAAAGGAAAAACTTCTAAAATTCTCACAATGAACACTTTGAGCGGCAAGCTTTGTGTTAAAGAGTGTGGAAAAATTGTTGCTGAAATGTCAGAAACAGAGGTGAACATCATTAGTGATTCTATTCCCAAAAAGTTTGGAAAAGTTTTCAAGCTAAAAGATGCTTTTGAAGAGAGCGAAGTTTTTAAAACTTTCGCCTTATCTCACAAAAAAGTATATACCATTGCCAACAAACTAGAGGGTTTGAATAAGAATACTGGAGTTCATCCTTCAGGAATTGCAATTAGTTTTTATAATCTTCCAGACATTATGCCAATCCAAAAGACTGGCGAAGATGCTATTGTATCTGGATACGACATGAACAGCGTCTCAGCATTAACTGTTAAATTCGACATCTTAGGACTTAGAACTCTGTCGGTAATTCATGATGTTTGTTCTATGATCGGAATTAACGTGGACGACATTAATGTTGAAGATCCTAGCATTTATGCAGCGATGCAAATCTTGAAAAGTCCCAAGGGATTGTTTCAAATTGAAGCTGATACGAACTTTCGAGTAGCTCAAAAAGTAGCTCCGAAAAATCTTCAAGAATTATCTGCTGTTGTAGCCTTAGCGCGACCTGGAGCTTTAGACTTTGTTGATCGTTATGCAGACTATTCTCGCACTGGAGAGTTTCAATCTATTCATCCATTCTTTGATGATGTGCTTTCATCTACTGGTGGATTATGTTTATACCAAGAACAAACACTTCAAATGTGTAAGAAAATTGGATTCAGCTTGGATGAAGCTGAACAGCTTAGAAGAATTATTGGCAAAAAGAAAGTTGATCAAATGGTTGTCTGGCAAGATAAAATTAAAAATAAAATTATAGAAAATGATCTAGATCCAATTGTTGGAGATGTTTTTTGGAAGGTTGCATCAGACTCTGCAAATTATAGTTTTAATAAGTGCATTTTTGAAGAAGAGACGGTTGAATTAGATTCGGGAGAAATAAAAATGTTGAAAGATATTAACTATGGAGATTATATAAAAGCTTTCGATATTCAAAACGAGCAGGATCATTATGTTCGAGTATTAGATATAGTGAAAAATGAAAAAGAAATTTTTGAATTTGAAATGGAGAATGGGGTTTCTATCAAATGCTCTATGGAGCATAAGTTTTTATGTGAGCATGATTTAAAAATGCATCCTATTAAAGATATCCTTGAAAATAATTGGCTAATTATGTGTAATAAGAATATCATTTAGTATATTTTTCTTTAGATTTTGCATTTCCTGAATTTAAAATTGCAATCGAATGCCAAGGAACTTATTTTCATATAGATCCTCGATTCTATCCAAATGGACCATCTGGGAAAATACAAAAAAGAAACTTTGGAAGAGATAAATCTAAGAAAAAATTTCTTGACAAAAAGGGTTGGACTATGATAGAGTTATGGGAGACTGAAATAAATAACGAAGAATTTAAAAATATTTTAACATGCAAGCTACAAGAATTAAATCTTTTAAACAATTAGGTATTAAAAAAACTATTGATTTGGAAGTCGATTCCATTGATCATAATTTTTATCTTAAAAACTTAATTACATCAAATTCACATTCGATTTCATATGCGAATCTTGCAGCTATTACAATTTATTTAAAATTCAATTATCCACAACAGTTTTATTTGAGTCTCTTAAAGTACGCTCAATTTGAACCAAATCCCCATGAAGAAATCTCGAAAATAACACAAGAGCTTCCATTGTTTGGCATCAAGCTTTTAGCTCCAGACTTGGCTCAGTCTGAAATTGATTTTAAAATTCAAGGAAACGATATTCGTTACGGATTAAACTCTATTAAAGGAGTGTCTACTAAATCATTAGAGAGTTTGATTGAGTTTCGCGAAGGGCAGTTCAATAACAAGTACGAGGTCTTTTTAGCTGCCAAGCAAGCAGGGCTTAATATTGGCGTCTTATCCGCTTTGATTCAAGCTGGGGTACTTGATCACTTCTTGAATAAAGACCGCTGTAGGCTTGTCCTAGAGGCGCAGGCGTTCAACCTACTCACTGACAAGGAGAAGCGTAGCGTGATAGCTCTTGGAGAGCGCTTCAACTATGATGTTTTGAAGTGCATTCACGAATGCACAACTCAATCTCTTGTAGACGATAACAATAAATTAATCTTTTCGGAAAAGAGATTCACCACTTTTAAATCAAAATACGAACCATACAAAGTAATTTATGAAAAAAATCATAAACACTTAAAATTCGCTAATTGGTATTTTGAAACTAAGCTACTGGGATACAGTCACTCTACAAACATTAGAGAAGTTTTTACTGAAAACTCTGGAGAAACATTAATTTCTTCTAGTGGAATTTCTGAGCTTGGAAACAATGAAAAAATTAAATTTGTCGGAACTGTGAGTGATGTAACCTCTAGAACTAGCGCGAGAGGAAATAAATATGCTAGATTAGAAATGTCTGATGAATCTGGAAATTTGACAGGACTCATGATGGATTCTACGCAAAATGCAACATACTCTAATTTTCTTCAATCTGGCAAGGCTCTTCCCAAAAAAGGAGAAGTTATCATCTTGACTGGAAGAAAAAGCAATGATATCATCAGCATCAGTAGCCTCTCGCCCTTAGAAGATAAAATTTATATGAAGCTATCTGATATAAAGTAAAGTGTAAAATTTTATGATGGATATTAATAATATTAAGTTTACTCCTAGTGTTGAAAGAGCATTCAATGAGGCTAAAATAAAAGTCTCTAGTAGTGATCAACATATTGTTAATAATTGTTATTTATTTTGCAGCGCATGGCAAAATGCTAATAAAAATTTTAAAGAGTACATTTTTTCTCGCGGACTAGAATTATCAGATGAGAAAGTAGATAGATTCATTTCTAGATTTTCTCTAAAGTATCCTTATTTATTTGACTCAGATAAAAAAGAAGTTGTCTTTAGCAGTTCCACTACCACTTCAATTGCTGAATCTTTGAGTTTTGCCCATAAAAAGAATAATTATTTTATTGGAGTTGAGCATATATTATATGGAATTCTCAGTACTACAGATGAATTTTGCAGTTTTCTTTTAACTCAAGATGTTGATACAGAACATTTTAAAACTTGCATTGAATCTTTTATATCTGGAAATATTTTTGCAGATGATGAGAGCGAATATGATGATGAGGATGAAGATTATGAAGATGACGATGATGAGTCTCCAGATGGAGTAGCAAATGATTACGGAGATCAAGAATATGGTTATCTGAAAAAATTTGGAAGCATTTTAAATGACGAAGTTAATCAACCATCGTTTCCAAAAATTTCTGGGAGAGATTATGAAATTGGATTAATCGAACAGTCTCTTTGTAGAAAAGTAAAGAGTAATTGTATTCTAGTTGGAGAAGCTGGAACTGGCAAAACTAGCATAGTAGAGGGATTTGCTCAATTGATATCTACCGAAGAGTATTCTGGACCACTGCAAAACAATAAAATCTACAGTCTCGACATGGGACTCTTGACTGCTGGAACTAGATATAGGGGTCAATTAGAAGATCGCTTAACAAAAGTAATTAAACATCTAAAACTGCATAAAGAACTCATTGTTTTCATTGATGAGATTCACACAATGATTGGCACTGGCAATAAAGGGTACTCTTTAGATGTTGCAAATATGATTAAACCCGCTCTTGCTAGAGGAGAAATCAAGTGCATTGGAGCTACAACAATTGAAGAATATAAAAAAGTCTTTGAAAAAGATTCAGCATTAGCTAGAAGATTTGATGTTATTAACATTGATGAACCATCAAAATCAATGACTAAACAAATGTCAATACAAGCTCTTCCTAGTTATGAAAAATTTCATGAAGTTAAATATTCAGAAAATGCTTTAAATTTAACAATTGATTTATGTGAAACTTATTTGCCGCATAAAAGATTTCCTGATAAAGTTTTTGATATTATTGATCAAGTTTCTGCAAAAACAAAAATCAAAAATAAAAAAAGTACAATTCCCAAAGTGTCTTTAGATTGTATTTATGAAGTAGTTGCTAGTAAAATTAATATTGACGTTGATTCTATGAAGCAGAACTATAATAATGCTTTCCATAATTTTGAACTTGATTTAAATAAAAAAATCTTGGGTCAAGAGAAAAACATTTCTAAAATATATAATGTTTTAAGCTGCTCAAAATTTGGATTTCAAAAACCTAATAAGCCAATTGCTAGCTTATTTTTTGTAGGACCAACTAGTGTTGGCAAAACTTTTACAGCAAAAGAAATTGCTTGCAAATTCTACGGTAATCCCAAAAATATTCTTCAATTAAACATGAGTGAATATCAAGAGCCAGCTTCTATTTCTAAACTGATTGGAACTAGTGCTGGATATGTTGGATTTGAAGAGGGCGGAATTTTAACAGAATTTGTTCGCAAAAATCCTAATTCTGTTATTCTATTTGATGAAGTAGATAAATGCCATAAAAATATTCTAGATCTTCTTTTGCAGATTCTTGATGAAGCTTCTATATCTGATAATTTTAATCGTAAAATTAACTTCTCTAGATGCATCGTTATTATGACTAGTAACATTGGCAATGAAGATGCTGGGCAAAAGCAAGTTGGATTCATTCCTCAAAAAGTTTCCACTGAAGACTCGTTCTTAGCTTCTGTAAAAAAATATTTAAGACCAGAACTTATTGCAAGAATCAATGAAATTATTGTTTTTCAAAATTTAGACATCTCTCATTTTCAGCAAATTATTACCTCTAAGCTGAATGATATAAAAAGTATTTTGAAGAGCAAGGGTATTGAGTTAATATCTTGTAACAAGACTTTACTTTATCTATCTAGTATTGTTAAAAAAGAAAATAATGCTCGTAATATCGATTCTATTATGAGAAATCAAATTGAAGCCCCCTTAGCAAAATTCTATTTAAAAAACTCAAAAATCTCAAAAATCTCTATTAAAGTTGTTGACAATAAGATCATATTGAGTTAATATCATGAATATGACTAATACATCTAAACTCAATCAAAAAATTCCATCTTATCTATGCTCCCTGCGCGAGGTAACTAATGCTGCCAGAGAGTCTGGTGGCAAATATTTTGGATTAGATACAATTCATGGCGAAACTATCAATGCTCGTTTCTTGGGAGAAACTAATTGTTACATGACATTTTATGATCGCAATGCTTCTATAGTGAGAAGTTTTAATAAAAAGTCTATTGCTAAGGTGCGAATTTGTAAAAATGAATATGTAGTTTGTCGATAGGCATTAACTCATGGGATGCGCTATTAGCGCATCCCTTTTTTTATATATAAATTTATGGATTTAAAAAATTTACTAAAAAATAAAACTTTCGTTTTTAATAGTGATGAGGGATCATCAACTGATTTTGAAGTTGTTTATGAAATTATTAAATTTTGTAAATTAGGAGAAATTTCTAGCGTTGAGTTTGTTACTGCTAATGTTAATTATGACTGCTATAAAGTTACAATTGATGATCAATCTTATTTTGTAAAATATAGTTTAGACTCTTCTTATAAAGGATTTCAAAATGAGTATTCTATTTTAAATACTAATGAGTTTGCTTGGCAACCAACTATTATAGCTCATGGAACGTTAAAATTTGGTGATGAAATTGCTTATTCAGTAACATCTTTTGAATATGCAGAAACAATAAATGAAACTGGAAGATCTATTATTATAGAATTCTTGCCAGAGTTTATTGAAAATTACTTTTCATTACAAAATAAAAATCTTTCTAGAGATAATATAAACTCTTTTTTATCTAGAGTTTTATCAGAGTGTTCAGTAGCTAACTTGCCAGATGAAGTGGTTGAAGTTTTTAAAAGTAAAAATCAAATAGAAACAATCAATAAAATTTCTGAAGAAATTAAAAATGATATTAATAATTTTTACAATCCTTTTATTTTAGATAAAAAAGACTTGTGTCATGGAAATTTAAATTTAGAAAATATTCTATTTAGAGATGATAATTTTAAGTTTGTAAATTTTACAAAGAGTTTTACAAGTAATTTGTACTTGGATGTGGCATCAATAATTATTAATTTTAATCTTGATAACGCTACTGAAAAACTAATTGTCAAGTCTTTTATAGACTATCAAGACTCAACTCTCTATGAAGAAAAACTTAAAGAATATAATTGCTGCTATGAAATTATGATTCGAGTAAAAGCTCTAGAGAGTTTATTTGATTTGATTCAAGAAAGCTACTCTCTTGAATCTGAAAGACCATCTAAAATTATGAAAATCATTAGTTCTTTTTCTATTAATAGTTCTAGATTTATGAAAATACCAACGTTTAAAAAGCATTATGATTTCATCTATTCAACTATTTTAGAACCAATTATTGGACCCAAAGATAAAGAAGAAAATGAAGGATAATTCGATGCTCACCAATTAGCAAAACCAATGCCTGTTCTTTGCCAATTAGTTCCATTGTGTCGATAAAGGAAATTGCTGCTAAATGCCATTTGACCACTCACTCCAGCATCTCCAGTTGTTGCTGGAGCAATTCCTGTGTAGGCAAATCCATTTGTTGAAAATAGTGCTAAATTGCTGACATTACCACTAGCAGAAATAATCATGCGAGCAGTGCCACTTGTTTCTAATACCAAATCTCGCGCAAGTCCTCCAGAAATTCCTTTTTCAGTTCCTATTTTAGCAACGCTAGTATCCCATCTTAAGTTTAAACGTTCAAAGTTGTTATTATTTGTATATGTGTTATAGATTCTTGATGTTTGAGCATTAGTGATATTACGTTGAGCTAAAATATTAGCGCCATCAGAATATAAATATGCATTATTATTGAAATTAACAGAGTCGCTTAATAAAATTCCACTAGCTTTAGTATTACCAATGACTTCTAGTTTTTCTGTTGGTGTAGTTGTTCCAATGCCAATATTACCACCAGTAGTTATAATCATTCTAGCAGTCCCATCTGTCTCTAATGCTAATGGTCTTGCGATTGCCACTCCGTTTTTGCTCGTACCAATTGTTCCAGTAATACCATTCCATCGCATCGCAATGCGTTCATAATTAGTTACACTTCCATAGATACTCCTTTGTATTTGCACATTTCCTTTAAGATAAGTATTAGCTATAGAATTGTCTCCTAAAACTACTGAATTACTACCCATGCCTCCCGCATTATTTCCGATAACTATAGAATTATTATCACCAAGAGGATCATAAGCTGTTATATAACTACCTATTAATAAACTATTATTTATACTTTCTAATGGATAACTACCGCCATCGTCATAATTATAACCTAGTGCGCCAGCACCATTACCAATTGCTATATTACTAGATCCATCATTCAGATAAAGAAAAGTATTAGAGCCTATTCCTAGATTATTATTTCCATATATATTGGAAAATAAGCTAGCGTTACCAATTGCTGTATTATAAGTACCAGATACATTACTAGCTAAACTCACATCACCTATTGCTAAATTAGTGCTGATATTGCCCGATCCCCTGCCGAATGAAACGCTATTAACAACGATATCTTTTGCGAACGTTTTAGTTCCAGAGACTGTTTGATCTCCAGTTCGATAAACTGGAGAGTCAGTAATTTCAACATATCTTACATCAGCAGCGCCAGTTGTTAAAAAAGAACCTGTAGCAGAGTCTCCTATTAATAAAACTCCACTTCCATTAACTGTTGGTCTTGCTGTAAAAGATGCTCCTTTTGCAATTAAATTATTGATGCGAAAATCAGTTGCCATTTATATTTTTTACACCCAATCAATCTCGCTGAGAGTGTATTCGCACGTTAATTCCTCTCCAGGAGAAATTTCTCTCAGTGCAGTGTAATAGTCTAAAACTAAATTATGATGTAAGTTTGGAGAGTCACTATGATTAACATAGTAGGCTGGATAAACTTTATCTAAATTACAATCAATATAAAATCCACTCTCATTAGAATTACAAATTTGTTTGATATAATTTAATACATCACTAGAAACATGAGACACTTCACTCCAAAGAATAAATTGATTATTAATTGCAGAAAATACAATCTCTCCACGTTCAATTTTACTCACTGCAAAAACTCCCACTCCAGCCCCATTAATTTTGCTAGGAGCAAGTTTGCAAACTAAAGCATGATGCAGATCTTGAATGATTTTATTTTTATTTTTTTGGTTCATTTGAAAATTCAGTGATGTAGCTATTGTCTGTAAATTGACTTCTTTTATTCTCTACGCTATAAGTTGTGAGATCAATCTCGTAACCTGGATTTTTTTCAATAGGAACATCCACCCAAGCATCATCGTGCCAAATGATTCTATTATTAGGATAACAGTAAAAATTACCATTGTCCATTTTAAACAAATGACCACATTTATGCTCTGGAGTTTCCGAGAAGTTGGTATCAAGCATCGCTTTATTTTCCCAACTCCAATCAAAAGTCATCATGTATTCTCCAGCTTCTTTAGATCCATCTGGACAAATAAGTTTAGCTCTAAGACCTCTCATTCTAGCGCGAACATTAACATCAATATAAGGACTAAAACAGTCCCAATACATTGCTTTCTCTAGCTTTACTGGCAGACAAGGTTTCCAGCAAAATGCTGAAATTGGTCGTCTAGTCCAGTTTACTCCATTAGTTAAAAACCCTTCAAACAATGGCACTCTTTTTTCAATCGATGCAACACTATGCACATCGCAGCTAGTATATTCTCCAAAGCCCTTTTTATGATTAAAAAGATACTCATTTCTCATTAAGCAAGTGATGGTAGGAAGATTATGATTCAAGTACGCCATATAAAATTTTAAGTTAAAAATAATAGAAATCTAGTTTATTATTATTAATATCATGATATGTTTAGTCTCTATAAGCCTAATTCTAAAAATACTGGATGCGCGTTCGCCTTTAAAGAAGGAGTGACTGGTAAAAATTATGAGCCATGCGTTTACGTTAATGGTATTCAACAATATTCTTGGAATGATGCTACTAAAAATGGATCATTTTCGGAAAATGCTAAAAATCCTGAAAAGATTATCGCATTTAAATTGAATGAATTTGAGCTTGGTGGTCTTATTAATGCTATTGAAAATCGCATCGAGTATAAAGCTTTTCATACTTTTGATGATAATAAGACTGTCATCAACTTTAAACCATACACAAAGCAAGATGGAACTGCTGCATACTCTTTGAGCGTAACTAAAAACTCCACAATCAAGTTTGGAGTGGGCATTGAAGTTGGAGAGGCTTACGTTTTGAGAGAGTTTTGCAAAAACATTCTTCGCAATATTTTTGAATTCCGCTACAAGCAAAATCAAAGCTCCAAAAATAATGAGTAAAAAAACAGTACTATTGCATTCAAATTTTTGCAAAGCCTTTACTGGATTTGGCAAAAATAAAAAAAATATTCTACGATATTTATTTAATACTAATAAATATAACATCGTCGAATTTGCTAATGGTCAACATTGGCAAAGCAGAGAAACAGAAAGTACTCCTTGGAAAACTTATGGATCTCTTCCAACTCCAGAAGCATTTAATAAAATCACTGATCCAGCATTGCAACGAGCAGCATCTTATGGAGCGGAGTTGATTGACAATGTTATTAAACAGGTCAAGCCAGATGTTTATATTGGCATCGAAGACATTTGGGCATTTGATACTCTATACTCTAAACCATGGTGGAATAAAATTAATTGCATGATTTGGACAACTTTAGATAGTTTACCAATTTTACAGTCTGCCATTGATGCTGCCCCCAAAACTAAAAACTATTATGTTTGGGCATCTTTTGCTGAAATAGCATTTCAAGAAATGGGGTACTCTCATGTAAAAACGCTGCGCGGAAGTTTAGATGCATCTTCTTTTTATAAAATGTCTCCTCTTCAAAGGCTAGAGTTGAGAAGTAAAAACAACTTACAAGATGAATTCATCATTGGTTTTGTTTTTCGTAACCAATTAAGAAAGAGTGTTCCTAATATTTTAGATGGATTCAAACTGTTTAAACAGTCCACTCCAAAAGCTAAACTTTTGCTTCACACTCATTGGTCAGAAGGATGGGATATTCCTCGACTCTTAGAAGAGAAGAGCATTGATAAGAATGATATTTTAACAACTTATTTTTGCAAATCTTGTAGCGCTTATAGCATTCAACCTTTTTCAGGACAGCAAAAACAATGTCCTCATTGTAGAACTGAGCAGTCGTTTTCCACTACTAATATTTCAGATGGAGTTAATGAATCTCAATTAAATGAAATTTATAATCTCATGGATGTTTACTGTCATCCATTCACTAGTGGCGGACAAGAAATCCCCATTCAAGAAGCTAAGCTCACAGAGCTAATCACATTAGCCACTGATTATTCGTGCGGCGAAGATTATTGTCATGAAAATAGTGGAGGCTTGCCACTTGATTGGTTTGAATATAGAGAACCAGGAACTCAATTTATTAAAGCTTCTACTTGTCCTATTAGCATTTCTAATCAACTGCACAAAGTTTATAACATGTCAGTTTCTGAGAGGCAAGAGATGGGATCTAAAGCTAGACAGTTTGTAGTTGACGAGTGCTCAATAGAAGTTATTGGTAAAAAAATTGAAGACATCATTGATGCTATGCCAGATGTAGAGTTTGATTTTGATTTTAAATCAATCGAGAAAAATCACGCTTATTCTCCCGCAACAATGGAAGTGGATAATGTAACATTTTTAATTGATCTTTATAAAAATATTTTAAATGAAGACATGGATAAAAACTCCACAGGAGTCAAGCATTGGTTGCATGTGTTAGCAAATGGAACTAGTAAAGCTCATATTTTAAAGCATTTTCAAGATGTTGCTTTGAAAACAAATACTGATGCAAAAGCTGTAGATTTTAGCAGCATATTAGATTCGGATGATGAGGGGCGAAGAATTGCAGTAGTAGTTCCAGACTCAGAAACTGATGTTTTATTGATTAATGGATTAATGAAAAATTTGAAAAAACAATATCCTAAATACAATATTTACGTTATTACTAATCCAAATAATTTTGAATATATAGAAGATAATGTTTATATTCACAAATGCATTCCTTACTCTCCATCCATTGATAGTGCGCCAATTTTAGAGGGACAATCTCATCATAATGGATATTTTGAACTAGCTTTCTTTCCAACAATTACAACTCAAAAAATCATTTCCTTTGTTCATAATGGAAAAGATAAAATTCAATTCGCACTAACATGAGCCACCTCATTGAAGAATATTCTAAAAGTTTAGGAGTGAGAATTTCTAAACCAATTGTTTCTCGTCATTTTTATCCCATGATGTTTGACAACTACATCACAATTCAACTAGCTGCTGATATTACTGCTAAAAAATATCATTACTACGAAATTGTAATTGATATCATTTCTAGCAAATTGCAAAAACTTGGCATTTCAATTGTTCAAATTGGCGCGACTCCAGAAACTAAATTAAAAAATGTAAATATTAGTTATGGTAAATTAGGATTTAAAAATACTGCTTATATTATTTCAAAATCCAAGCTTCACATTGGAGTTGACGACTGCTTATCTCACTATGCTAACTCGCTCAATATTCCTCAAGTAACATTATTCTCTAATGTTTATAGTTCTGTAACAGAAGGATACTGGTCTAAATCAAAGATTAACATTGAAGCTCCTTGGACAGTAAAACCTTGTTTAAGCAATTATGATCCAGAAGATTCTATTAATAAAATTCTTCCAGAAACTATTGCTGCTGCTATTTTAAAATCTTTAAAAATAGATGACAAGATTCCTTTAAAAACTCTTTTCACTGGAAAAATGTATCATAATAAAATTATTGAAATTGTTCCAGATTTTTTTAATCCATCATTAGTTCCAGCTAGTGAATTTTGTTTTTTAAGATTAGATTGGGAGAATAGCAATGAAGTTTGGACGCACTGGTTTCAGTATTTGAATCGATTCGCCATCATCACAGACAAGTTTATTCCAGTAGAATTGATTGATTCTTTTAAACATAAAATTCATATTTTATCTTTGATTGTAGATGTTCAAAATAAACCAACAGTTGAGTATTTAGAAGCTTTAAAGAAGTTGAAAATTCAATTTCATTTGCTAGTTAAAAATATAGATGAACTTCCAACTTTGCGAGATGAGTTTTTTGATTATTCAGTTCAAGAATATGGAGTGGACTCTAAAGACGTTTTACCAAAAGACTTTTCATTTAAAAATGCATTTTTTAATTCTAGTAAAACTATTTTATCAAAAAATCAAAAATATAATAGCAGATATCATTTGCTAAAAGGTGAAAAATTTGTTGACAAAAACTTTGAACTGTGCGAAGATGAAGTTCTCTTAGAAGAACTAAAACATTTTTATGTCTACTCAAAATAACGAAATCTTAGATAGCGAAACTCCTATTATCCAAGAGGTGAATAATAAACCTCCACATAGCATTGAGTTTAAACGCAATGAATATGGATTGCTTGGTTCAGTTAATTATTCATTCAATGAGGATGGATCAGTAAATTGGCGCAGCATGATCAAGCCTGAATTTCTTTATCCAAATAAAGATTGGTTTGATCTTCGCAAGCAAACTGTTCCATCTTCCGCAGAAGGATTAACAGACAAGCAGCTTCTCATCATGCTGGGAGGAATCAAAGAACTAGCAAAGCTGCGCGGATTTACCAAAGTAAAGTATTCATTAGATTATCCTAGAGATAATTATGTTGTGGCTAAATGCTCTATTGAGTGGATGCCAAATTATGAAAATGCTGAAAGTGTCATTTATGAAGATGTAGCTAATGCTACTAGTGATAATACTGATCTTTTTTGTTTAAAGTTCTTAGAGACTATTGCTTGCAATAGAGCTTTTGTTCGTTGCGTTCGCAACTTTTTAAACATTCACATTGTGGGTGCTGATGAAATTGACAAGTCTAAAAACAGAGTTTCAGATGTTGCTGAGCTTATGATTTCCAATGCAGTGCCAATTACTGCACAGGGCGCTCTAGAAAAGGCTGTGAATGAATTACTGCATGTTCAGACCTTGGAAGACTTTAAAGCGTTCCTGCGCGAAATATGGAAGAAAGCTGGCACATCAGAGAAGCAAGAACTCTCTGAATTGCTGTCTGACGCTAAAGAGTGGAATGTTTTCAAAGATATTCCATCAAAACAATCAAGAATGCTTCTTAAATTAACCAATGAGCATAAAAAGAATAACAAATCCTGAAGAGTTTAAAGTTGTTTTAGATGATTTGATGGAGCTTTTTAAACAAGAGGATATTGACTCTGCTCATCAATTATTGAGCCATAGTGTTGAATCTATTAAAAATGCTTTTTCTCATAAATCGATTTTAGCTTGGGATTTTTTTCTTTGGGCTAATTTTAATGGTTCTAAATTTGATGCTATCATTGCTTTTGTTAATGATAAAAATGTTAAATTTAATGAAAGTATTTTTAGCGAATATCTTTGGCTTTCTAAAAATCCAAAAGTAGGATATAAATTATTTAGCACTGCAATAAAATTTGCCAAAGCAAATGATTTTAAATATATTTCTATGAATACTGTGGTTAAGCATCCAAAACATGAAAAAATTAAATCTTTTTATACAAAACTAGGATTTTTAAAAGACTCTGAAACTTACATCTCTAAATTATGAACGGCAATAAAGCAAAAGAACTTCGATCCATCATTAATCCAATCGATCCTATTACTCGTAAAACTTATAGGCGAGCTAAGAAAAAGTATGCATCTCTATCTGCTGATGCTAGACTTTTATTCTTAGAGGGTTTAAGAGAAACTTTTAGTCACAAAGCTACTCTATAGAGTTTGTAAATTCCTGTTGGTGAAACTCCTGAAACATTCAGGAAAACATAGTCTCCAGAATTTGTATAAGAGTATACTGGATAATTATTATCGCTAATAGCATATTCTGAGAATGAAACTCCAGATGATGCGCTTCCAGTAGATGTAATTACAAACTTTAATTCGGATGATGATACAGCCAAGTTAGAATCTATAATTTGAGTCGTATATTTTATTGTATTATAAAGATCTTTTTGAATAAAATCTAAAACTGTATCAGTATTAATATCTCCAGTAATAATTCCAGTAATAAAATCAATATTCATGGATGAGTCTCCATGTAATAATGAAATTTGATTTGTAGATAAAACAGTTTCTCCTGGATCATCTAGATCATCTTGACTTTCTCTAGTGGCAGTTAATGGTCCAACATATATTATTTCTCCAGGCCCAACTTCTGAATAAGGAATGATGGCAAAATAATATGGAGTATCATAATATATTCTACTAATTGGAACATCAATAATTGGATTGTATGAATTATTATTTAAATAATTTATTGCTGGTTGAGTATATAAATAATATGGATTATTATAAATTACATTAGTATCTAATGTGCTGTCTGATTTAATTCCAACATCATTTAGTGGACTAGTATGAACATAAACGTCAGTTCGATTAAATTTGGTATAGCGAGCATCATTTTGAAAAAAAAGATGAAATCTAATTTTATCATAAATTCCATATCCAGAAGCAAATGAACCGCTAGTTCCATCATAAGTTACAACTGAATTCGTGACTGGCAAATTTCCATAAAGATAAAATTCAGCTATAAATTTTTCCTCATTAATATTATTTTCAATAGTAGCTCTTATTCCAAAGTCTTTTTGATAAAATCCAAATAAATTAACGTTTTCTTGTGAAGATAATTGTACAAATCTAGTTTTTCCATTTCTATAATTTTTATAAATTGTATCTCCTCCAGTTGTTAAAATATCAAAAGATACATCTTTAATTGATGCACTATTTGCTAATTCAGAATCTGTTAAAAAAACAGATCCTCCTGGATCTAAAATATCAAATAATAAAGAAACATCTTTATATAAATGCACTCCACTCCCAGTATAAAGGTCGGTAAGCGCTCCAGTATCTAAAACATATGTTGGATCAAATTCGAACATTTTATAAAATAGTAAAGTTTTTAACTAATGGTCTATCAAAAAGTGTTATTCCTTGGTACATAACAAAAGTATCTTTTCTTGAATAGTCAGAATCTAAATTTACATGCTTATCGCCTAAAGCTTTTACTTCTAAAGTCCAAGTTCCAAGATCAGTTAATCCTTGAAATTCATACTTACCTACATTATTAGCTACGAAATAAGTTTGTGAGTATTGAACTGTCTTGTTATAAAGATTAACTTCAAATCCAGTCGCCTTGCTATTTTCATCCCAAACTCCTGATAAAGTAAATGAGTTTGAGCTTGACTTTCCAGTAACAAATTGTTGAATATATGGAGCTTCTAATTGATTAATTTCATAGTTATTAACTTTAATAGTTCCAGCATAATAAGTATCTGGCAAATAGTCTTCAACTGTAAAATTTTCAATTAATTCGTATTTACCAGTATCATATTTTGATCCAACTATATTGTATTCATTTTGATTTTCTTCTCTAATTGAAAGTATTTTATAGATTTGATTTGCAGCGCCACTTCTTTCAATTCTATAAGGACTGCCAACTTTAACAAAACTCAATAAATTAATATTTGGATCTCCAGTATTTAAGTATAAATTGCAACCATAATCTTGATTATCAAATCCTGTAATATTAAATGTTTTAATTTGTGGATAATTAATAGTAGAAATTTCTTCATTTAAAATTCCTTTTTCAGATCCTCCAATAAAGTTTTTTATACCTGTATATAAATCTTTTGCAGATCCTCTTCTATTCGGAATACTAGTATCATATAAAAATCCTGATAAACCATTAATACTCAGAATATTATCGATTCCAGTATTAAAAATAATTTTATCATAAAGATTATTATCTGAAAAAGCTTTTCCAGTAGAAAAAACCCAACCACTAACCCCAGTATTATAATAACAAAATAGATTTTGTTTATTAGTAAAATTATATCCAGTATATGAGCCAAAATAATTTTGAGACGTACCTCCAGTATATCCATTAGTATATTTATCAAAACTATAGTTACCAGTTAAATTCTTTAAATCACTATCTAATAGAAGATTAGAATTAAAATCAAAATTGTCCACTCTAGAGCGATTTGACTTGGCAAGATCTGATAATTCCTGACTAGTAGCATAACCAGTAGGAGTATAAACTGTTAATTTTCCAATGTATTTTTCGTCAGAGTATTTATTTTCAATGTATAAAGATTTTTGTTCTAAATTAACATCTAAAACTCTGCCATAATTTGTGTCTCTAGTTTTCATTTCATCATCTACTATGATTAAATCTCCAGGGCGACATAGTAAACTTTCCAATCCAGCTTTAAATTCAACAGATTGATTTTCTTTAATGGTTTGATAAATTAGATGCTTCCCCATTCTGCGAGCCATCGCTCTAGAAGTTACTCCATTTGTGTTGATAGTAGTTTTTAATACTCCTCTTTTTCTTATGCTAGCTTCATCTTCTACAAATTCTATTTTAGTTTTGAAATTATCAAATCTATCTAGATAAACCACTTCAACTGTATTAAACTGCTGATCTCTTCTATTGTTTGTATAGCTAAAAAATCCATCTTTAACATTAGAGTTTGAAAATGTAGCAATTGGAGTTCTTGGTCTATCATCTAAAAAATGAACTTCAGAATTAGAAAAGAAAGTTGATCCTCTGAATAAATTTGAAACAATATTAATTGCATCAAAAACTTTAATATTATCTTTGAACATGATGTTGCAAGAATATCGAGGCTCTAATCCACCAATACCATCAGAAACTCCTATAAAATATCCATCATCATTAACGCTATCACAAAATCTTCCAATTTTATAGAGTTCCCATATATTAATTTGAGACTCATCAATGTATCCACCTAGTCCATATCTCTGACTAGTTAAAAGATCGTAAAGAATCCATGCTGGATTATCAGTCCAACCATCTTTAAATGTGCCATCCCAGTCTCCTACATAAATTTTTTGAGGTATTTTATAATCGCTAGCTTTTGAGATGTACCTTCTATCGCTGCCATTAGAATCAGCTAATGGATAATAATTTGAAGGAATTTTAACTACTTTTAAACGGCAATCATAAGATCTATCTGGAATAGATCCAAAAGATCTTGAGTCTAATTTTATTCCATTAATTGCAGAAAATGGATAAGATAGATTAGAATCAATAATTTCAGTGACTTTAATTAAAGAACAATCCTTGCTAATTAAAACAGAATTTGTTTCTACTGAAACTTTAGTTATTTTAATAAATCTTTTTACTCCAGAAATATTATCTTTTTCAGTGATTGGTGGTAATTGAAATGGTATTCTTTGTGCACCAGGTCTACGAATAAAATCGCTACCAGGTGCTCCTTGAAAAATATAATCATATCTGCTACTACCATTATATACAAGTTCGGGCCACCCAAAATCAACTAACGTCATGCTCTCAATCTGAGCAACTATTGAGAATTTTACATCGCCAGATGGATCTTGAATTCCATCGCGGGTGACTCCCCAAGTTACATTAATGACTAATATTGCTGGAATTGAATCTCCAGCTTGTAATTTACTGCTAGCTGCTTTAGCTGGATCTCCTGGAGTTATATTAACAGTATCTTTTAAACTAGAAATACCCAATGTAAAATATACGCTAGTTACATTTGGATTTTCAATAGTATGAACTATTGGAACGTCACTGTCATCAAAGTTACTCTCTTTATCCCAATTTGAATAATTTTTTGTGTTATATGTTGGATCCGATAGTTTTATTTTTCCGTTTACAATTTTTACAACTTTGACTTCTCCGTATTTATTATATGCGAGTTTTCCTCTGCTACTTACTGTAGTATTTCGAGTATCAGAACTTCCTTCTCTATTTCCTCTTTCTGAATTTAATTTAGCAGGTCCACCATTTCTGGCTGGATCATTCTTTCTCATAACGGTATATTCATCCCAACCATCTTTGATTCTAATATCTTGCTTCACACGTTGTATCTCACCACCTCTTCTATATGCTCCATATAAGGGGGCATTATATTCAAAATCAACATGAATATTATTAAAATACTTTAATGGATCTTGAAATTCCTTTCCATTTTTAAATTCGCATAAAACATTAGAAAAATTAAATTTATCACTATTAGCTCGATAAGTAGATCGCTGCTTTCTAATAAACAAAAGCTCAAAATTTTTATTTTTTAATTGGTCAATGAAGTCTGGAAAAAACCAACGTGCAGTTCTCCAACTTCTATATTTTGCGTCTGCACCAGTGCCCCATTTAGCCGTTTTTCCAGTACTACCATCAAGGTTATAATTATCTCCAGTACTATTTTGCAAAGTTAAAGGAATTTCTAAAATGATACATCCAAAAAATAATCCAGTCATTTTATCTAGATTACCTTTATAAGCAATATTATCATTTAAATATGGAGTAACTAAACTATGAATAGTAATACCATCTGGTAAATTAGGAATAAAAACTGAAAATTCATCTATGTTTTCTGAGTTTGGAATATAAATTGAGCTATCTGAATTTATACCTTTAGCTCCCCCTGCATAATCAGCAGAATCAGACCAATTATTATCACCTAATTTAATAATAATAAAACATTTATTGCTTGGTCTAGTGCTTCTGATAGGACTTGATAATGGTGCAAATTTAGCTGCAATCGTTGTATCTTCTGAATTACTAGCATTATTTTCATCAAATTTTTGAACTAGAGCATCATCTGTTCCTAAATCATATTCAGTTAAAAACTTATTAATAATATTTTTTTGATTTCCAGCATAAGTTGATATAGGACGGGATGAATTGATAGTAGAATCGGTAATTTTATTTAACTTTGTCAAATAATCTGATAAAATTGATCCATTGCTATTTAACGATCCTCGGCTATAATGAACTTCAATAGTTGATTTTCCTATTTTTTGATTTTTTTCTATAGTGTTAGTTTGATTTGAATACCATGGAACACTATCATCAAGTGTAGCTGTGGAATCTTTTAATTTTAAATACAAACGATTACTTGCAACAGCAACATCTTTATTGTAATAAGTTGCAAAACTATCAGAATCTATCGATGCAAGATCATTGCTAATAATTTTTGCATGATCATAGTAAGGGGGCACGCTAAGACCTCCAAAAAAATTAGAAAAAACTGGTTGCCAAGGGTTATAGTCAGCGTTATTAGTATCATTAGATACTGCATCAGTAAAAAGTAATGTGGTCTTTTCTGACTTTTTTCCTTTATTTTCTAACCATGGAAAAGAAATAGCAGCGAAGCGTCTTTGTTCACTATATGCTGCTGCTGATTCATAATTAAAAAAACAATTTTTGAGCTTATCACTCAATAAACTTGTTTTATACACATCCTCTCCATCTATTCTCTCTGAGAAATTTTTTAAACGAGCATTAAAATCTGTAGAATCTATTTTATAAATATATGAAGTTTCTGCATTAGTATTAGCGCCTGGAGTCGGAACAGTGGAAACTGCTATTGGAGTGTTATTCAAATAAACAGCTTGAAATATATCAGTACTATTAACCTCTTCTCCATTTTGATTTACCAAGCTATGAATAGGACCATCAGAAATTAAATCAATAATTTCAACTATACTATATGAACTACCAACTGAAAACTTTCCAATATCAGGAGGACGTAAAACTGTTGGTTTTGGTTTTGGTTTTTCTCGTTTGCCTCCTGCTCCAGCAAAAATTCTCTTTTTAATAAAATGTTTCATATTATTATCTAACTAATATTGAAGAATTAGTAGGGCGGTCTGAATCTCTACGAGTTAAGTCATTCAAAACACTATCTTTATTAGGATGAGATTTGATAGATGCTGAAATGACATTAGATCCAATTCTTAATCTGCCATATCCAACAGGAACTGGAGATCCCTGATCTGCCACATTAGCTTTGCTGCTAAAAATAAAAGATTCTTTAACTCCTCCAACTTCAATGCTTGGAGCTTTTCCAGCTTTTTCTGCATTTGGAGCTAGCATCATTTGAATTCCTATGCTTAATGCCATGGCTCCAAGTGCTCCTAGTAGACCAGCACCAAATGCTCCTATAGTTCCTATCACTGCTGCTGTTGTAGAGGCATATAATGCAATAGCTCCAACAACAGCAACTACCACTCCAGATCCACAAATCATTGGAACGATGTCAATAACTCTTGGAGCTTTTTTAATTTCTAATTCTAAATGTTCTTTTACATCTTTTCCATCAACAATAATTGCATAATGAAGTCCCTCTTTTGATAAATCCATCACTCTTTTAATAAAATTAGAGCGATTCATATTGATAGCCATTATAGCATCTTTTGGTTTTCTAATTTTTAATAAAAAAACTTCGCCAAACTCTTTAGCTAAAATTCCATGCAAATTGATAGTAGTCATTTTATTTGTTCCTTAAACCCTGTAACTAGTTTTACATCATATTGTTGATTTTGTGGCTCATAAAAATAAAACTTTTTCGAATTGATTGAAAAAATCATAAATGGCACACAACAATTTTCTGACATTTTGATGTCAAATTCAGATGGATTCTCATCTCCTACAACATGACTATGAAAAATTGCAATTAAATCGTAAGAGTGTTTGAAATTTAAATATTTTGCTGGACTAATTGAAAAAAAGTTTTGAGGATCCAAAGAGATATTTTGCTCAATTTGAGCTACATATTTTTTTAAATATGATGAATATCCAATAAATCCACAAATTTCCATTGATTTATTTTTATAAGACTCATTGCTTATAAAATTTGTAATTTCTAAAACTGTAGAGCTTATAATTTTATCTTGCATAACGATCTGTTGCTGGAAATCCACCAAATGGCAAGCCAATTACTGGATTTCCAATTTCTTTATAGTTATATACTGGAACCTCTGAAGGTATTTCTATTTCTAAACCAGTATAATACAATCCAGTTAAAATTAAAATATGCCTGCTATATTCTGTTATAGTGCTGGCGTTAGTATACGTGTTATTCTGACTGCTATTATATACTATATAATCATCAGGGTTAGGATCTCCATCTTCTTTTCGTAAACTTTTATCTATAAAAGGTGGCTCTGTACTTATATTCCACCAAGGTGTAATTATATCCATGTCCCACCAAGCGTAAAGATTTTTTATCGCAGGAGAATATTTATTTACTTGAGAATAACTTTTTGGAAAAGCGGTAGTAGGATCATCTGTAATAATTCTGTTAGAAGTAAACTCAGACCGTCGAGGATCATCTTCAGTTGATTCTGAAGTCCAAATAGCAGTTGATCCTATATACATGGGAGAAGTGTAAGTTATTCCCCTTTCATACTGCTGCCATTGATTAATTCCAAAATATAAATTGCCAATTCCATTTTGCCTTATCGGATCTTTGAATAAAAATGACTCTCCAGAATAACCAGAAAGAACCTCTGCTACATCTGTATAATATTGAGCAATAATATTTCCAAGACTATCGTAGATTCTTATTCTTGAATCTAATGTTCCATAAGGAGGAGTAGTACTATAAATGTAACCTGGGGGATGATTTTGATAGCTTTCTAAAAATAAACAAAATCTTTTTTTATCAAAAATATCTTGATAATCTCCATCAATTGACTTCTCGGCAATTTTAACAGGTCCAGGTATGAGAACTCCGCCTTCACCAGTTAAGAATTTGCCATCTGATCCAGTCTCATCTTGTATATAAGTTGTTGCAAAATCGCAAAAAACTCGTTCTCCAGATAAATATAAATTAATGCCACTATATCGATTATCATCTTTAATATTATGAAAAAGATTAAATGGAATTGTTGGGTCAACTCCACTTGGAAAAATTCCCCACATTCCAATTAAAAATCCTTGTTTTTGATGAACTTTATCTGGACTATTAAAAGTAGTATTATATAGTCCATAGCTGATATTATTACTAATCAAATCTACTTCTGTTAATCCTACACTTCCAGTGCAACCGCTAGCAGCTATTTTAACTCCTGTTACGCCCGTGTATGAAAGATTTGTTATAGATGACATGGAACCGCCGCTCGCAACAAAGAATCCTGTATAATTAGTAGGAATTCCAGAAATGGTAATATTAGCAAAATTAAAATTATCAGTCAAACCTGTTAAATCATACAAATTGATTCTATTAATTTCTCCTGTTGGAAGATTATTAAAATAAATAATTCCACTCTCTCCACCAGTTCCAGCAACCCAAGTTGAATCAAAATCATCATCTCCAACATAAGTTGCGCGTTGCAGATTGCCAAGAGTTCCCAACTCCTCATCTCCCGTTTGAAAATACTCACTAGATGCTGTAATGCCTGTGAAATGATAAGCAATATTATTAGTTGGATTTAATGTTTTAGATGAAAAATCAATGTATTTAGTATAAAACGAAACGTCTCCACTCTTTTCTAGAGTGTATGATTTTTGATTAAATCTTAGTTTACAAGCACTTAATTTTTTTGAGCATCCATCTTTTATCCAGTATTGTGAATTGTCGTCTGGTCTTGTTGCATCGCTAGACTGATGAAATTTTTGACAAACAAATTTAATTTTAACAGGTTCTGTATATTTGCTGCCATCATCTCTAACTTTACTAATATAAATTTTTGGATTTTCCAAGTAAACGCCAACTCCACTTTCATAAGATCTGGTTGGATTCCACACCTGCATTGGACTTTCGGTAGTTTCTTGATATTTTATAGTAGTTCCATCTTCAGTTTCAACTGGTGGACCATCATAGTTACATCCTTTTCCTCTATATACCCATGAGCAATAACGAGATAAAATTAAACGATTATTAAGTTCAAAATTATCCAAATCTAATGGTGAAGTTAGTTCAAACTCTACAAAGTTTTTATTTTCAGTAGTTTTTTGACTAATAATATAAGACTCGTTGCTAATTTGAGCCGAAGCATCAGCTTCTCCCCAAGGATTTCCACCATCAAAATTAACATCATCAAGATATTTAACAAAAGTTCTTTTTCTAACAACTTTTGAATATTGAAAATCGCTATTGCGAATCAATAAGTCAGTCATGAAATAGTCTTTATTAGAAATTCTAATTTTTGGTCTGGGCATTTGACCATTAGCATTAATTTCAAAACCTTCAGTTTCCACTGGAACTGGCAAATATGGCACTCCTTGCCAAACTATTTTTTTGTTAAAATTTGATCCTCCATGAAATGCAATAAAAGAGTCAGCTTTATCAATTGTATTGAAATATAGCAAAAAAAACTCTACAATAGCAGTGGGTTGCAAATCCATCAAACTACTCGCTATTTTATCTTGACCTTTTCCCATATTATAATTTACACTATGTAACTATGATACTCATAAATTATGAATTTTAAATTAATAAATCAATTTGATGCGGATTTAACAAATAAAATATTTGAATTTTGTAAAATTTCCAAACCACTAGACTTTTGCTTAATCTCATCAGCCTACATCCGCAAAAAGAAAATTATTGATTTTATTAACTATTTAGAAAGCGAGAGTTTTAATTATTTAATAGTGTCCGATGAGAATGAAGAAATTTTTATTTCATTAAAAAAAATAGATGATAACATAAAAATACTTTTTGTTATGAATATTTCATTTAGACACTCAAAGATTAATAAAGCTTTGGATGAATTTTATTCTTTTCTTTTCTCCGAAAATGCTCAATGCGAATACATTTATAGCGATATTTCCCGCAAATTTAAATTAAAAAAATATCTTTCTTGGATTAACAAGTATGCAAAATCGTGTAAAGTAAAGTTTGACAACGATAAAATTATCGCTTACTGGTATAAACAACATGTTGAATAAAAATAAATTTGATTCAAGCGGAAAAGCTTTAGAAATGGGTCAGAATGCTGAAAAATCCTTCTCTTTTTGCGCTGAAGCTAGAGGATTTAAAGTTACGAAATCATCTTTTAATGATGAAATGAATCATATAGATTTTTACATTCAGTCTCCCGAAAATGTTAAAGTTTCTGTAGATGTTAAAAGTAGAAAAAAAATTAATCGTGCTGATGATAAAGTCAACGATGATTTAATCTGGATTGAATTTAAAAATGTGCAAGGTCGCAATGGATGGCTGTATGGCAAAGCTGATTTTATTTGTTTTGAGAGAGAAAATGATTTCATCATGGTGAATCGAAAATCTTTGGCTAAACTTTCTGAAAAACTTGTTGACACTTCCCTGATCAACGTGCATCGTTCCGCTCCTCTCTATACTGGCTATCAACGAAAAAATCGCAAAGATCTTCTCTCTCTCATAAAAATAACTGACATAATAGACAACATAAAACACATCATATTCACAAAATGATTGCTAAACTCATCGAATCAAGCTTCAACTTCACGCAACTAGATCCACTCTCATCTTATCCAATACAATTAACTTGTTTGCTAAATAAATATTTGCCAAATATTGTTCTTCATAATGTTTTAATTAACAATATTGAATACAAGATGGAAATCAAGAAAACCTATTTCATCTCTGATGAAATCATTTTAATTCATGGCTTCTTATCTTGTGAAAATGAACTTGGACTAGTAACTTTTGAACTCTCCCTTTCTAATAATTAAATGAGATCTATGACATTAAAAAATCGAATTGATGAAATTGATGCTACTGGGCTTGATGCTTTGTGGGCAATTTTAAAATATAAAGAAATTGGCATTTTGCGAAAAGTAAAGTGCATGGCTTATGTTTTGAATGTTGACTCAGATGAATTAATCAGCCAACTGCCACAAGACGAAGGTCGCCTTCTAGACCAACCAACCAGAACTGAAATTCACAAACATCTACTCGCTCGCTCTAAAAACTAATGAATAGTTCATACTATATCTTTTCTCCAAATGGAGAATTCATTCAATCTTACAATGAAGCTCTTGAAGATTCTTTCAAGTGGGCTAAATGCTGCGCTAATCAGTGTAATGGATACATTATGAGAGTAGTGACACAAGGCAAAGATAGAATTTCTTCTGAGTTTGTTTGGGGGCAAACTCCCGAAATGCCTTCCCCTCACGGGAATGATTAAAGAGAAATGAAAATCTCTTTTTGCTAGTTACTTGCGCTCTCCTCATGGCTCCATGCCGTGAGGAGAGCATTCGTTACTATTGATTGTTTATATGAATGCAGTAGATCCAAATGCTAAAGTTTCTTTACTTTTAAATAGCGCATGGCAACCAGTTTGTGCTGTCACTGCTCGCGCAGCTTTTTTACATATTTTAAAAGAGAGAGTGGGTGCTGTCGATGCTAATCAAAATATATTTTCCACTTTTTCTCAGTGGATTAAAAATGGTTCATTTTTTAAGAATCAACCAGTTTTAAGAAGCTCTCAAAAGTCTTGGCCAATTCCCACAATCATTGTGGTTACTCACAAGTTTTTTCGCCAATACAAAAAGACTAAGCTATCTCTTGGCGAATTAGCAAAAATTTATAATTATAGATGTCAGTATTGTTTAAATAAATTTAAACTTTCAGAGTTGACAATTGATCATATAATTCCTAGAAGTGCTGGTGGAGCGGATGATCATAACAATAGAACTCTTGCTTGCACAAAATGTAATAATCGAAAAGGAAGTCAATTCCCATTTTTTAACATTAAAAATGAACAAGTGAATGCTCCACCTATTCCAGCTTTTGTTTTAAATGCTAATGCGCAAAGAGAAGAGTGGAAAGATTTTTTAATTTAATTTATTATGAATAAAGAAGCAGGTAAAGGATCAAAACTTCGCAAAGGTGCAAACTTAAAAGCTTATAGAGACAACTATGATAAAATCTTTCGTAAAGTTGAAGATCCAAAAAATCTCAAAAAATAGTTGACGAGACATAAATCCTCGGCATATTAAAGCATGAACTTATCCCTTTGCTGTATCTCAAAAAGTCTCTCTGATGAAGGTCATCGTTTCAAAACAATGACTTACACTCAGTTTTGTAAAAAATCCCAAGATGAATCCATGAATGAATTGTGCGCTCGCATTTTGCACAATTTTAAAATTACTCATCGCACAATTAAATATTGCCAAGAAAACTACATTCAAGGATATCGACTCTCCTCATCTCTTGCTCCTGTTCTCACTCATAAAAATGTTAATTTAAAGATTAGCGATCTTCCAAATTATCCTTCAATTGTGCAAGAGTGCGAAAGTATTCAGCAAACATTGCAGAAACAGTATCTACGAATTTCTGCTCATCCTAGCGAGTATATCACGCTGAGTTCTTTGGATGAAAATTGCATCAAAAATAGCATTCTTGATTTAGAGCAACATGCTGAAATTTTTGAGTTACTTGGCTTGCCTAAAAGTTATCAGAATCCATTGAATATTCACATTCGACAAGATGGAGATCCAGTAGGCATCTCAAAAAGAGTGATGAAAGTTTACGACTCTCTTCCCAACTCTGTTCGCAATCGACTAGTGATTGAAAACAACGATAATGCTAAAGGAGTTTGGAGCATTAAAAATCTTCTTAAATACTTTCCCAATATTCCAATCACGTTCGATACTCTTCATCACAAACTATTAAGCGATGATTGGACTCATGACTACGCTTTTCACTCAGCAGCAGACTCTTGGACCTTTTTCACTCCATTGTTTCATTACTCAGAGGGCATTGTAGAGAAGGGTAAAGAAACTCGTAAACATGCTGACATGCCAACGAGTTATCCTACAAATTATAATCGTCCAGTATTTTGGGATGTTGAATTAAAACACAAGTGCCACGCTATTTTTAAAATTCGTCAATTAGCAGCAAATAATTTGTAATTTCAGCTTGCATAATGACTCAGTCCTGCTATATTAGTTGCAGGTATAACTAATTGCTATTTCCAACACAACTACATTGCTATGAAACTAATTAAATTGTTTATTTATTCTAATTTAGCCTTGATGGAACTCTGTTCTTGCTCGAACCCATTATTTAAATTGCGCAATTTCAAAGCTAATCTTGAAAAGGATGCTATTGCATATTCAGCTGACCCAGTGTCATACCCAACAGTAGTAGTTAATAATAGTTTTTTAAAAAAATCATCAAGCAAAGAGCCAGTTCAAGCTTCAAACAAACAAAAAATTTCATCCTCTTATAATGTCACGAAACCTTATCCAATAACTGCGAAAGACTTGGATAAAATCCTACAAGGAAAACTTCGTAATAAGGGTCAAGACATTATTGATATCAGTAAAAAATATAAAATTTGTCCATTATTTTTAACTGCAATTTGCTGTCATGAAAGTAGCAATGGATCATCTGTTTATGCTCAAAAATATAATAATGTGAGCGGTCAAATGAAACGCGATAAATCTTCTGGTAAATGGGGACCATTAAAATTTGCATCTGTGAATGAATGTTTAAATCGAACCGCATCAAACTTAAAAGAAAATTATATTGATGGTGGAAGAGTTACCATTTCTAAAATTCAAGCTAAGTACTGCCCAATTATCACTAATAAAAAAAGCAAAGACTATAATGATTCTCGCGGTGTAAATCAATATTGGGATAGTGGAATTCAAAAATGGATGACTAGAATACAGTGCGGAAAATAGACTTGGCTTTAATAATTTATAATTACAAAACTACTCTCACTCTTTAAAATCATGAACACTCTATTAATATTTTTATACATCATTTTCTATACGATTATTGTTGTACCAATTTCTTTATTTTGCGACTGGAGAAAAAAACCTTTTCCAAAGTTTCTCGATAAATTTCTTAGCTTATTAGAGCGTAAAATGGGCTTGTAAGATTTATCTGGAAAAAATCTCTCATTGTAATACTATATCTCATGGGGATGTAACTCAGCTGGTAGAGTGGTAGCTTTGCAAGCTATTTGTCTGGGGTTCGAATCCCCACTTCTCCACTCATTTGCCTTCGTAGCTTAATGGTGAAGCGCCTCATTTGTAATGAGGATATTGCGGGTTCAAGTCCTGCCGAAGGCCCACTTTTTTAATATTTTATTTCGGGTAGATGCCAGAGAGGCCAAATGGAGCAGACTGTAAATCTGTTAGCGTAATTGCTTTCGTAGGTTCAAATCCTACTCTACCCACCAATTTTTATGTTTACTTTTTTTTTATGTAGTTTATTATTTTGTCTAGGATTTTTAGTTTATTCATTACTCACAATCAATGAATAAATTTTCTCCTAATTTTAAAGTTTTTCATAGTTGGGCTTGTAAATATGCTCGCAAGCACAATAAAAAAATAGACATTCGACCAACATTTTATGTTCGTAATGGTGGAAATTGTTTGGGATATTGCGATGGAGACACAATGGTCGTGGCTAGAAAAGATGAGCTTTTCGAGGATACTTTTGTTCATGAATTTTCTCATTTGATGCAAGCAGTTAATAGAATCCCTTTATGGAGAGATGGTCATGATGATTCTTTTTATTGTGATTTAAAATCTAAATCAGTCTCTATGAATAGTTGGAGTTCTTTTTGGCAAATTTTAACTATTGAACATGATTGCGAATTTCGTGCAATTAAATTGGTCAAACGGTGGAATCTGGGATGTGATAAAAAATACGCTCAAAGAGCAAATGCTCATTTGTATTATTTATGCTATCTATTTATTAATAATAGTGAAATTCCATATGATCAATCATTTCCAGACATCACTGACAAAATGCCAAAAACTCTTTGTAGTTTGCAGTCTTTTAAAAAGATAGATATGAACATCATGGAATTCATTTTTGAAAAATGCAATCCTATTCAGTAATATATCTATATGGCTCTTCCAAAACCTAAAAACCATCTAAACATTCCCATGTAGCTCAACGGCAGAGCGATTCCCTGTTAAGGAATAAGTTGTAGGTTCGAATCCTACTGTGGGAGCCACTTTAATAACAGGCTTATAGCTCAATTGGCAGAGTGTGGTTCTCCAAAAACCATGGGTTGTAGGTTCGAATCCTGCTAAGCCTGCAATTTTTATAATAATATGATTGATACAAGCGATTTCACCTCTCTACAATCTGATCAAAATCTCATTAAAAAACTAATGAATCTCTCCATTGAGAGTGAATCAGATCAAAAAACCCTTAATTTCATTTTGAAGAATGATAAATTCTCTCAAGCTCAAAGAGACTGGATGAATACTTTACTCCTTAGAAAAGGAAGTTCTTTCTCACTTTGATTTTAAATAATTTTTGATACTAATGAGTAGTTATTATCAAGAAAACAAAACAACAACACATATGAAAAACACAATTAAAGCAATCGTATTTGCCCTCGTTTCCTCTATTTCTGCATTGCAAGCAGGAGAGCCGCCTCTTCCACAAGTTGTAGCTTATGAACCAAGCGTGAAAGTTAATGCATTTGCAGCATCTCTTTTGAATGAAGATGCTGATGCAACTTATGGTGGCGGAGTTTCCATTGAAACTTTGAGCATCGATAGTGTAGGCTTACGAGCATCTCTTCTCGCTCTTGAAGATGAGACATTTACACTTGGTTTGAGCGCTCTTTACACAGTGCCAGTTAGCCAAACCTTTGGAATTTATAGTTTAGCAGGAGTAGACTATGAAGTTGATCAAGCATTTTGGAGCGCTTCTCTTGGTGGTGGAGTTACTGTGGCTCTCTCTCAGCGAGTCGATTTGTTCGTTGAAACTTCTTACAGCTTTGCTCTGGATACAGACAACAAGGACAAAGCTTGGGGAGTATCTGCTGGCGTAGGAGTTAAGTTCTAATTTAAGATGGGATGGCTGAGAGGTTTAAAGTAGCGCTTTGCTAAAGCGCCGTAGCCTTAAAAGCTACCGAGAGTTCGAATCTCTCTCTCATCGCTCTTTGCGGGTATAGCTTAGTGGTAAAGTCCTAGTTTTCCAAACTAGCTATGCGGGTTCAATTCCCGCTGCCCGCTCCAAAGACTCATAGCTCAGCTGGTTAGAGCATCGCTTTGATAAAGCGAAGGTCATTGGTTCAAGTCCAATTGAGTCTACTTTTAGGATGTGTGGTCGAGCGGTCTAAGTCAGCAGACTTGAAATCTGCCGTAGCGAGAGCTACCGAGAGTTCGAATCTCTCCGCATCCGTTATTTATAAAAGTGCAATTCGCAAGGATTGCACTTTTTTTATTTATTCATGAACTGCTGATCCTCGTCTAATAATGTATTTTTTATCTACATTTTTTAATGTATTATTTTTTACAAATACTTGAGTTTTACCATCTATATTTAAAAAAGTTGGCACATTTTCAATAAAGCAGTTTTCCACTTTAGCATCGCCATGTTTTCTGGACGTACTCTCACCTATTCTAATAGCAGTGATGCCTCCTGTTATATAGCAGTCTTTAATGATTAATCCTACCGCTCCATTAATTTGACAACTCTTATCTCCTTTTGAGTTGTTATAAAATTTACAATTTAAAATTTTAAAATTATAACTTTTATCTTTAATATTTGAAATATAATCTTCGCTAACTCCAGTAAACAATATATTTTCAATTGTTACATTAGGAACTTGAACAACGATTCCTCCAGGAATATTTACTATATAGCCATTTTTTAAAGTATAATTAGAAAGGTATAATCTAATTGGAGTATTAGATTCATTTTGACTATTTGATGATTTTTTCAAATTGGAGCCGTCTAAACATCCTCCTTGCAAATCAATTACGTTGCCTATAATTTTTACTTTATTATTAGTTGCTTCTTTAACATCATTGATGCTATTCCAAACTGGAGTTCCAGTTAGTTTGATAGTGTACTTTGGTGTAAAACTAAGCTGATTTCCACTATATTTTGGACTTAAACTAGTGGATAATCCAACTAATGTTGCACAGAAAATTGATAATAATTGTTCGATCATATTAATTAATTTAAAAAAGACTAAATTTAATTTAAAAAGTTATACTTTACGCGTCATAAACAAGACTATCCGAACCATATACTAGAGCATCACCTCCACAAACTAAAGAATTTAATTCAGCTGATTAACGGTGAGGCCAGCGAGTCTAAAGCCAGCATCATAAGGAGTAATGAGCAAACTAAAAAATCTTAAATTATAAACTCTACGATTAAATTCTCTAATTAAATGATCGTTAAAATCTACAAAAGAAGTTGCGCTCGCAAGTGCAGCTAAAACATTAGTTTGATAACTCTGCCAATCAGCAAGAACTGAAGATTTTTCAGAGTGAATCATAGACTGAAGAAAACGAGGATGCATGAATATTTTTACACGTTTAAAATGATGAGTGTATAATATAATGAAACAATAATATAATAATAAAATAAATTATGGCAATTCCAGCACAAAACCCAACAAATATTCCCGCAGTTCAAGAAAAATCATTCTTTGATCTGTGGCTTTATAACATTAATATTCATGCTCCAGCAGTTAATTCGGGGCGAATTTATATTGAAGCTCTTCCTTATAATCCAGACATTCAAGAAATTGGTCCATCTTCAGGATTGGAAGTGATCTCTACTGATTCTTTGTTTCAAGCAGCTTACGATGTTCCAGAAGTGGGCATTGCTTATCAAGCAATCATCAACGCTATTGTTCCATTGAGAGAGTGGATAGCTATGCAAAATGCTCCTAAAGCTCCCCTTGTTATTGAGGAGATTCCAGAGTTTTAACAGAAGTACCGATAGAAGAAACAGTCTAATATGAATATTCAATCTTTAATCAAAAGAGTTCAAGCATCTTTAAATTTAGAAGTGGATGGAATTGCTGGTCCCGCTACTTGGCAAGCTAATTGCTGATAAACTAACTCCCGCTCTCAAAGAATCAGTGAGTGTTTCAGTTGTTAAAACTAATTCCTTGGCTAAAAAACTTGTAGAGCTTGCAAGAGAAGAAGTGGGAGTTGAAGAAGTTGACGGAACAAATTGTGGTCCAAGAGTTAATGAATATAAATCAGCAACAACTTTAAGTCCAAATGCTAGCTGGCCTTGGTGTTTTGATGAATCAGTTGATATTTTAACTGAAAATGGCTGGCGCAGTTTAAAAAAAATCGTTTCTTCAAAAGAAAAAATCAAAATAGCTCAAGTAGATCAAAGCAATTTAGACATTACTTTTGACTATCCAACTGATTATATTCATAAAACAACAGATAATGCCTCTCAAGTTAAAGCTAGGGGGCTAAATTTTATATGCGACAAGAATCATGAATTTTTTGCTTCTAAAAATAAAAGAAATTCTTCTCCAGATTTAATCGCGCTGTCTGAAATTCAATCATTTGTAAGCATCCCATCTTGTTTTATAGCTTCAAAATATAATCAAAAGTATTCTGAATTAGATTTGGATTTTATTGCAGCTTTTGTGGCAGACGGATCTTTTCATCAAAGAAGTGAAAATCATAAACAAAAAATTCGCATACAAGTTAGTAAAGATCGTAAAGTTGAAGTTTTAAAATGTCATAATGGTTCATTTTATGAAGCTAAAAAAGTTTATGGAAATAGTAAAAAGCCATTAACAACATTTGAATTTCACATTCCAGAATACTTTGATGAAATTTTCTCTGATTATAAGGAATTTAAATGGGAATGGGTTTTTTCTTTATGTTCAGAACAAATGAAATTCTTTTTAGAGAGATATTCTTTTTGGGATGGATGTTATGAAAGAAAAAATATTAGTACGTGTCGAGAACAAAATCATGATATTTTTGTAGCAATGGGCATTATGGCGGGTATGCATCCAAATAGCTCTCGTAGAACAGTTAAAAGTGGCAAAACATGTTTTGAAATTTCTCTTGGAAATAAAAAAACTAGAACGCTCCAAGCATCTAATATTCATGAATACAATGAAAAAATTGAATTATATTGCGTAACAATGCCCAAGGGTCTTATTATTGTTAGAGATAGCAAAGGCACTCCATTTTTAACTGGTAATTGTGCCGCATTTATTTGTTGGTTATTCAGGGAGACTATGAAAAACTCTAAATATTCTTTTTCTAGACCAACAACTGCTAGCGCATGGGGTTTTGAAAAGTGGGCTAGAGAAGAAAATGATTCTATCAAACTGCAAAAACCACACAACAATGACATTCAATCTGGCGACATTGTAATCTTTACTTTTTCGCACATTGGATTAGCAATTTCGGGAGTGGATTCTTCTGGTTATGTTCAAACAATAGAGGGCAATACTGACGGTGAAGGTAGTCGAGAAGGAGGTGCTGTTTTGCGAAAGAAACGCCACATTTCACAAATTCGCAGTAGAATTCGTACTTTTGAATAAATATTAGTGTAATAAATAGTATTATGGACCTTCTTCTTCAAATCTTTAAAGCTCAGCCATGGTTTCCAGTTGTTACTGCTGTTGTTACAGCAGCATCAGCAGTGGCTGCAATCACTCCAACTCCTAAACCAGGATCTCGCTG